TTATACTGGTTATCCTAAAAGGATGGTATAGAATGCTGGTCTACCATGAATGTGAGTGTAATGAGCATGAGAGGAAGGTGTCTGAGTGAAAAAAGCAGTATTTATCGGATTTGTGATGTTTCTTATAGCCTTTGTATGTTTGATTATAATCTTGGCTGGTCTTATAACCCTCACATCAAACTATGCTCTTGCACTTATCATAGATGTTAAACCAATAAGTGTATTTTGGGATGGGGTTACACTTGCTCTATTTGGTATGGGCTGGTATTATTTCTTCACTATAGTACAGGCTGTAGTGAAAGGGCTTGATAAATCATGATATTTTATATAACGTGTTTTTTAGTTGGAGTTATTATAGGAGTTGTAGCTGGTTTGATAATTAAGGCGATAGATAAGTGAGTAAAGAAATAAAATCATTTGGTGATTTATCGGATGGGCAGGTTGCTATGCTTGTACTGCACTTCCAAGACCCTGAGAGTATAAAGCAGGAAAACTTACCATTCTGGAATGATGTGGAACATCTATTCAATGATGAAAATATAGATGAATTTATAGAGTATGCTGAGGAAAGGTTGGTAGACTGGTGGACTGCAGAATAAAAGTAGTTGTTGTAAATGACAATCCTGATGGTGAGTATTATCAAACACACCATATAAAGTTATCTGGTGATAGCTTAGAAAGCATTAAGAACCAGATTGAAACCATAATGGTTTTTGGTCTCAATATCCCGTACAATAATGATGAGGTTAAGCTAATCCCTGAGCACTGCATACGTAGTATTATTATACCAGCAGAAATTAATTTTGCGTGGGATGTGTGGGAGGAGCTTGCGTGACTGGTCTTTTAAAAACAAAATATCCAAACATATCCATACCCTGCCCTGATAAATCCATCATCACTAAATTCAGCAATCGAAAGCTCAAGAAATTATACCAATGGAACATAGATCAGGCACTATCCGTTGCAAGACAGCGCAATGACAGGTGGAATGAAATGTTTTTCGAGAGTATGTCAGCAGACAACATGTCCACTGCAGATATGGACACGATTAATTTCTATTTATTTGGATCAACGGAAGGCATCAGCCTGAAACCATGTCACGATCATTATAAAGGGAAATAATAATGAGATATCTTATAACAGCGTCAGTTCATATATATGATAAAAAACTATTTGATTATATAAGGAATCTAGAATTTTTTTCCCTATTATTCCATGACGATTATATTGGAAATATTAGTCATGCAATAGTTATGCTTGATGGCATGCCAGACAATGAAGAAAAGGAAATGTTGTATAACTACCTGTGCCATGCAAAAAATGCTGGTGCAATATTTATTCATTTGTATACTTATGAAAACACATAGAGTAACGGTACAGATACCGAAGTATGAGTGCGATGCATACAGGCTGTGGGCGTATGATTATCTTATAATGATGGTTAAGGAAAAGTTATATACTCTTCTTATGCAGGAGAGTTTGCCATGTGTTGTTGATTTCAGTGATCTGATCACAGATGATTGGGGTATTCATATGGATATAATGATAACTCCGATAGAGAGACAGGAACACTATATTATGCCTGTGCACTATGGGTATTTAGGAAAAGAGAAATCTAGGAAAAGTAAATGGGAATCACTATTGCAGACAGTTTCCAATATCTTCCGACTGTAGAAGATAATTATGCAGACCTTATACTGACAGATGTTCCTTATGATCTGAAAGAAGAGCAGAAGTTGTTTCTGCATGAGCAGTTTCTGAGGATATCAAAGCATTGGGTGATTGTGTTCAGTCCTCCTGAGAACCAGTGGATACTTCCTGCGGATCAGTATTTGTTCTGGCAGAAACCGATCAGTACCAAAAACACATCAAAAAGGTACAGCAGGTTTGTGGAGATGATCTTTGTGTATGGTTATGGTACTTGGAATAATGATAGGCACTGGTCACAGTACACGAATGTATTTACAGACCTTGTTGATGATGCTAAACGTCATCCATACAGGAAACCACCATCTTTGATTGAAAGACTTATCCTTAATCACACAGAGGTTGGGGATCGTGTGTTTGATCCTTTTGCTGGTTCTGGTGTTGTTGTTTCTGTTGCTGAGAACTTGCATAGAAAAGGGGAAGGCGTAGAGATAAATGATAAATACTATCGTTAATGGCAACTGTCTGGAAGTTATGCAACAGATTCCAGATCATTCAATAGACCTTATTTATACTGATCCACCATACCCAAAGAAGTATATGTACCTGTATGGGCGCATAGCAGAAGAGGCTGAGAGGATACTTAAGGTTGGTGGTAGTTTTATGCCAATTATACCCCACTATGCGCTTGAAAGCGTTATGCAGGAGGTTGGTCAGTATCTTAAGTGGAGATGGATCATAAGCATGTGGCAGATGGACGGTGCTCACCCAAGGATGGCTATGGGGGTTGAAGTCCTCTGGAAACCTATAGGATGGTGGGTAAAAGAAAAGTGGGTTAATGGGAGGGGGTTTGTTACTGATGGGTTTGTTAATAAACCTCCATTAAAGAAACATGATCGGTGGGAACAGTCTGAGACTTGGGCTGAATATGCCCTGAAATTTATCTATGATAAAGACGCTGTTGTACTTGATCCCTTGATGGGAACTGGTACTCTTCCTGTGGTTATGAAGAAAAACGGGGTAAACTTTATCGGAATAGAGATAGATAAGAGTAAATACGAGATAGCCTTAGAGAGATTAGATGAAGTATGAATAAGAAATCAAATCAACCATATTCTGGATATTCTGGTCAAATCATTGTAATGGTTCTTTTTATCCTTATACTTATATTCGTTCTTGCACAATGTACAACAGGTGGATTGTGGTAGAAATTGGTACTTGACAGGAATCCATAGATAGGGTATAATTGTAGACAATATGAACAGTTCTGATAAACTCATACTTTATGTTATTATAACTCTCATGGCAACGCTCGTTATTATGAGTATATTTGCTGGAATAATGAGCATCTTTGAGAAGAATGACCCCCACATTATTTACCTGAATAACATGCCATGTGTCGTTCAGGAAGATGAGATCGTATCATGCGACTGGAGTCTTTATGAAGAAAACACAGACCAATAACCTGCTGGCACTGATCCTATTTCTGATTATAATGCTTGCTATCATATCGCCTATGATCGGATATGCAATAAGACAATGAAGGTAACAAAGTTAGATGTTATATTTCTGATAATAATAACAGCACTGACACTATTTTTCTTATTCAAACTTCACGAGGAATTTAATATGGAGACATATGAAGTAACAATCTATTATGAACCTTTTTATGATACACAAGATAGTGTTTTTCATGAAATAAAGTACATGCCTCTATCCGATCTTGGAAACCTGAAACGGGATGTTGAACAGAATAAAATGATATCGGTAACTGAGTTTACTCTCATTCCAGCCTCAAGAATTCTTGCTATAACCGTCTACCCAATGGTTGGGGAGGAGTAATGGGCTGGTTCACAATTTATGATCCTGTGACAAAAGAGAAGTGCGGTACTGTTGGTGATCAGGCTTTTGATGTAATGGCTGGTGCATTAGAAGAGATCAATAATGTTTATATGATCACTACTGGAAGAAAGGCAACCATAGAAGAATTAGAGTATATACTGGAATTTGTTTATGATGACAAGTAGCGCACAACTAGAAAGATGTTATGCAGAAGGATACGAGGCGTATTTTGATGGTAAAGGATTATCAGCAAATCCGTATAAAAGAAGTGATCCAGACTGTAAGAACCAGTGGAAATTAGGCTGGTTTGATGCATGTGATGATGATACGGATGATGATGAATTATATGATGATGACTACTGGTGGTAAATTATGGATGTTTGGTTAGTTTATAAAATAAGATCAGACCGCTACACTGTTGATGTTGTCCTTTTTGGGATAGCAACAACAGATGAAGAGAAAGATAAATTCCTCGAGCGTCATAGAGGCTCAGTTGCAGAGAAAGTACCAACAGATCAGGAAGTGTTGGTAACTCTTGCGGAAATATTTACAGAAAGTCCTGCATGGTAGGCGATAAATGAAACTAAACTGGTATCACAGATATTATAAAAGCTGGATTAGAGATTATAAAGAATACTGGTTTTCAATACAAACTTATTCTCCAAAGGAATCAATCAATTTCGGCATAGATTTGGACTTTGAACAAAAATCCTATTCTATTCATCTTGGGATATGCTATATAGCAGTCGGAGTTTATAATACCAATGACTTTTTCTAAAACATACTTCTATAAAGCAAAGGATTTCTACCTTAAGAATGATCATATGATTTCGCTGGTTGCAGACTTTGAGATCAACCACTCATTCTCTTTAGGCTTTGATATAAACTGGTACAGAGATTCTAAATCAATTATAATTCAGCTTGGTTTTCTCAGGCTGTCTGCAGGATACTACGGGATACCTTTCTAATGGATAAAGTAACTGTATGCTACACTGTAAATAACGAACAGGTTGAACATGTTCTTGCACATATACATGACTTTCGTTCCTATCTTGACCTGCTCGAATCAATAAAGAGGTTTGGTTTTCTCGTTATCGAAGAAGACAATACTGCAGTAGCAATACCCTACCACAAGATACTCGAAATAAGATACAAAGGTGACTGATATATGAATGAGATAGTATCTGTATCCGTAAGACGTGATAAGTGGGGCACAGAAGTGTTCTTTGAAAGAATGAATAGTGAACGTAACTATACCATTACTCTGGAATCATCAGATAGGCTGGATAGACTGATCAACATATCAGGTTTACTGAAATTCTCGGAGATAGTAACTTCTCCATTTATTACACATATATACTTTGAACCAACGGATAAATATTATGGCAAGTAATTCAGAAGTGGCTTTAGAAAAACTAATAAGTAAAATGATGGCTGAGGGATTGGGGGATAAGCTCAGAGATTACAGGTATATTATTATCTATGCTATGAATATTCTTGCAGACGATACAACATCAGATATGACTTATATGAAAACCCTTAGCGATATTCTCTATATATATGATAGGGTTGGACTACCAAACGATAAGATGAGATTCTATAAAGAAACAATAGAATATGCAAAGAACGCTGTTCTGAAAGATAAGAAACTTGATGATGAAAATATGGTGAGATCAATGGTGTATATCTTAGAAGAATACGGTGATCTTCCACCAGAACTTAAAGAATGGCTTGAAATAGCAAAGAAAAGATACTAACCCCCCTGCTTGGGGGGTTTTTTATTATAGTGTCCGTCCTGGCTTATTTCTGAGAATCGCAAATATCGACTGGTATGATCAGTAGGGGAGTAATAAGATCATAATAGTCCAGTATACATGTGTACCTGCGTGGGGATAGATGAATTTATTTGCTATGGAAAAGGGATATTTGAAAATTATAAAAAAATTTTCGTCTGACCCACTTCGTCGGCCGGGGTCAAGCTCAATTCCCCCAACAATGGTCTGAATTATCCGATTACTTATGCACATATGCGAATATATGCATATACACATATCGGCATATGTGAATACTCTAATACCGGCAATTCCGACCTGGATTATCATATTATCTATGCATATATATACATAATTCAGACAATTTATATCCGACTAAGCTAGTCTAATTTATCTGAATAAGCCTTAAATATCTTAACATGATCTTAACTATACCTTAACCGTCTCTTAACAGACAGAGTCTTGTATTTCATGGTATCCTTACGGTATCTTATATGGAGGTGTTATAATGTCTAAATCAAATGTTATTTATAAAAATTTAACTAGTGATATACTCGTATTAAAGAGTAGAATCGCTAAAGATATAAATAAAAATAAAGAGTATTTAACCCGTAGTGGTTTAAATGTTCTTTATGCTGAATTGATTAATGAGATAGAAAATAATGACGGGTTAAATAGGGTTAATTCCCTAAAAATATCTCACAATCACAAAATCGTTAAAATGGCAAGGGAATTAAAATCAGGTGATATAGACATTAATTTTATAATTAAATACCTGTATCAAGTGGCAAGTATAAACTTAAGCAGTGGATACACTTGTCCGGCCGCATGGCTATGCAAGGCCTACGCTAAAATGGACAAGAATAGTCCAAATAGGACGGGGACAATATTAATAAAAAATACCTTAACTGGTAGTGGGGATGATAAAATCGGGTACTGCTATAGTGCTGGTGAAGAGAATCAATACTCCGACACATGGCATGCAAGAATGTATAACACGAAAATTATACTATCCTTAAAGGATGATATCCTAGCGCAAGCCATGACCCTTATTAAGACAATCAAGGTAAATCGGATGAAAATAGTCCGAATTCATTCCGCTGGGGGGATGGCAAGTACATCCTATTTTATCGCATGGCTTTTGGCTAGCATGTATTTAAAGGATGTACTTTTTTACGGGTATACTAAGGTGATTCAATATGTTCGTGATTACATGCACCTGTGGGGTGAAAATTTTCATCTAACATATAGTCACGGAAGTATATTTGACAGTGAGTTAATCTACGATGAAAATAATATCCCGACAATTCCGACAGCATTTGTCCGAATTAATGAGGGTGATTATAATCACCTCCCTACAGCTTGCGATAGTGTAGAGGATGATATTTATTATATAATTAATCATATACCATTTGTGCTAAACTTACACTAGGATTAATCGTAGGATATTAGGGGGATATCCTACCAATTGGAGTGAAAATGTCTAAATTAAGATGGCATGAGCAAGATCGAATTATAACCAACAAACTGATGACAAATCACGCAATAGAGAGAATTAAGACCAGGTTTGTCGGAATTACATCAGTTTCTGAGGTAGAGGACATTATAAATAAATTCAGACCAGAATTGTCCAAATTATCAGATCGTGATCAGGTTATGGTAGTAATTAAAAAACTGGACAAGGTTTGTCATATTAATGGGTCACATGGCAATGTAGTAATAGCATGCGTAGACCCTCGAACAGTGACAGTTAAAACCGTTATGTTAAGGCATAGCGGACAATTAGGACATAAATTATCATAAATGGAGGCTAAAATGAGTCTAGTGAGCGAATTAATTAATAAGCATGGGGATGAAGTAAAATTTATTAATCTTACCTTAGATGTAGGGACGGCCTGTGCTTTGATCGAGGACATAGTTTATGTTATCGAGTTGATGTACTGTAACGGAGTATATCATAATAGCATTAATAAGCACTACGTAAGCGGTTTAACCTATAGCATAGACCTTAAAAACGATCAAATAATGGTATATTATAATCATAGACAGATATTTGATGATAGCATAGAATTAATGGAGGATATAATTAACGATATTATCAACTAATAAATAATACCAGTGAGTAGATTATATGTCTACTCACTGGACATTGACCAAACACGGATTAAAGGATATATAATGGACATAATAATGACAATACTAACGGATTATATAAATATACAATCATATGACGTGAGTTTAAGCACTGTACTATTAGTATTAGGTGTTATGTTTGGACTATGGTTAATTTTAGGTACTAAAGGACAACATTAAAGGATTATTAGAGTATCGAATTTACCCTATGCAAGAATTAAAATTCGTAGTATTATAAGGACATAACAAATAAAACACGGAGGTTAAAATGCGACACATTAAAAATATTATTAATAAAGGTTTGGGACATCAGGTTGAGGTACGCTCATGGGGATTCGAGGTGATATCATGTGAAAGTGGTGAATCTTACCCTGTGTTTGTCAACGATGGCATTCCTGCATGCTCTTGCAAGTGGGCGACTCGTGGTGGTACTAGGACAGCACCCTCCCCCTCATTCTGCAGTCATACAGTGGCTGTTATAAACCACATGATTAATGAGGATAGCTCACTGTCACAGTACAAAGCGACAATAAGACAGGGTGAGGTAGGGTGGGAACACCTGCACCGAAAGATGACAGCGGTTGACGGTGTGACCATCACCTATAGACTGCAGTAAAAAATAATGGGGAGGCTAGGACAGCCTCCCCACATTGACCAAATAAACGGAGGATTAAAATGGAATTTACATTAAAACCGATGGGAATGACAGCCGAATTTGAAAGGCTCATAGATGGGGAGGAGGAAACAATAGTGGGCTATGTTGCCTCCTGCTGGATGGGCATTTATTTAAAAAAGGCTGGTGATATGTTTACTGTTAGTTTAGAGGGGTTTAATCTACCCCTCAACAACTTATTTTCTGGTGAAACAAAGAGGACAGCATTATATAATGCAATGTCTGCATTCAGGGAATCCTTAACCCCTGATGGCAGACTCCCTGCAGGATACTATGTTAAACTGCAGATTCTACGTGATATCTATAATCACGTATGGCGAAAGTCTTAACCAAACCTTAACCAAGTTTAACTTGACAAGCGATCTAATAACTGGTACAATTAGGACATAACAAATAAAAAACGGAGGTAGTGAAATGGTAGGATCATATCGCAAGACTAAAAAGGAACTCAAGGAACAGGTAGGGCAGGGAATTTCAGCAGGTAGGTTTGTGGAAACATCCCTGTTTGGGAATGAAATCCCTGAATCTGGAACTGGTAAATTCACGGTTGTCGGCCCTGACCCCTACCGCAACCGCAAATGGTATGCTACTGTAGAGGTAGCGGAGGGTATTATAACCAAAGTATCTTAAACCTGCAATATAATGAGGCTTGTCAGGGAGGCAAGCCTTATTTTTTACCAGGAAATAGGACAATCCTGGTCAACTTTATCAGCTTATTCGGAGTGAAATTATCCGATAAAGCTAGTCCGATTTGTCACATTAGAGATTTATTAGAATGTCTTAAATCGCTTGACAGGCTAGCATTTTCTGGTATAATGTAATCATCATAAACACGGAGGCGAAACATGTTAGAAATTATCAAGGTAAATGGAATTTATGCAGACAGCGCAATCAAGGGACAGGGTTTTGAGATCGTGATCTTGACAAATGGTAATGCGATCCTCACGGTTGAGACTGGTATCGAACCTGCATCAACAGTGGTCAACGCAAAGCAACTGCTGGACGCTTTGCAGAATACAGTTATTAAGTGGGAGGCTTAAATGTTTACAGCTTACGTGAATTTTACTAATGGAGGTCAAATTACTATCACATCTGACTGGACATCACCAGAACAGGATGTGAGAATGGCGGTTGATACCCTGCTGTTCAGTGGGCAGGTGGAGTACGTTGAATTTATAGATGGTAGTGGTGAAGTGGTAAGTACAATTATACCAGCATTAATAATCCACCCTGTGGATTTTAGTGCTGATCCAGATTTAAATCTTACAGCATAAGGAGTCTAATATGGAAAGATATCTTTGCGTGGGATGTGGAACATTAATAAACGAGGAAGATGATGGGCTGTGTGACCAGTGCCTAGAGGATGATTTCTCTGATGATTATGATTTCTCAGGCGAGGTGATTCTTGAAGATGATGAAGAATCCTTTCCTCTATACATCCGAGGCACGAGACTCGCATAGATTAATGTTTCATGAGAAAGCCAGAATCCCCTTGACAAGAGGGGATTTTCTGGTATACTTAGATCATAAGACAGACACACTTCCAGACTGGTGAAGAAGAAACCAGCATCCCAGGCAAATCGACCACAGGCAATGCAAGGAAGGTAATCCACCCCTGCAAACTATTCGGACTAATCCTATCCAGTTTGTCCACATGCACGCCGGCACAATCCTGGACTATTTCGATCCTATTTGTGGACAATCTTTATCGGATAAAGCTGGTCTGATTTGTCAAGTATACATGTGTACTGAAAGATTAATGTTTGATTAGAGAGGCTTAAAACACTTGACAACATTCTATAATGTGTTATAATGTAGACATAACAGGAACACGGAGGCGAAAATGAGGCACAACTGGACTAGGAACATGCGAGCAATGAATGATGAAGAGAATCGAGCGTGGTCTGGTAGGGTTGCCAAGTGGGAGGTGTGCGGAGACACACCCGACACTGTGAGAATCAGAATGAACGGTGACGGTTCTCATACTGTAGAGCATTCATGCTTTGGGGTGTGGTGCGAGGGACACCACGAGACTGAGAGACCAGTGCATGAGACTGCAGTAGACTGTGTAGGAAGAGGGTTTGTATTTGTAGGTGTTGTATAGCTGGAGTGTGGGTGGTGTAGGGACATATCGGAGACCCTACGTCAAGACCCTGCGGTACAGGTGGCAGTGTACCTGAGAACACTACTAGGTGGCAGGTGTCGGTGTAAAGTCCTGAGAGGGTTGTAAGCCTCTCCACGTGAGTGATAAAAGAGACGGGAATTTGTAGCCCACCACCCACATTAAAGAATTATGAGAATACCTAAAATACTATTGACAGGATACTATAACCTGATATAATGAGGACATCTTAGAAACGGAGGCACAAACGAATGAACATCTATGTAGACAGGATTAAAGAGAGACTCGAGAAGGAACGGGTAGACCTCAGAGAGTGGGTAGCGGACTCAAAGTGGGAAGTTGAGACTGGATACGAGACCGGCGAGTATGTAGAAATCAGCACCTTTAGCCTAAAGAGGGCACTCACAACCAATCGGTTTACCCGTCTGTTTGATGACTGGTTGAACAGCGGAGGAAAGAATTTCGGAGAGGGTGTACAGATCGGGTTAAGGTTGCGAGGTACTCACAGGACACTGCAGGGGCTGGCTGTCAACTTCTGCTTGGGGATTATCTGTGGACTGGCAGAACAGCAATACGCTGACGACAGAAACCGACAGGCTGTTGAGACTGCTCAGAAAATCTCACAGATGGTTGACAGTGGCGAAATAAAACTGCAACGATACATCTAATATTACAGGTGGGAGAAATCCCACCTTATTGATCCTATTTTATGGAGGTTTCTAATGTGGATGGCAACTACTAGTCAATGTGTGTCTGTGCTAACAGAAAAGTTAATGTATATTAACGATAGTGGCTACTACGTTAGTATGGAGTTTGACTCTACTGGATTAACATTCTCATATAAAGAACCATATGAAAGTGAAGAGCATACTATTTATTATGAGTATCCTGTAGAAGTAGGTCAATTCATGTCGGTATGTATAACAGTTAATACTCTAATAGAGAAGATTAAAAGGAGTCAATCATGAAAACCGTTGTGCTTATTCTGGTAGTGCTGGTGGTAGGTGTGGTAATGTTGTTGGTGGCTGTACAACCTGTGGATGCAGGGTCGAATCCGTTGACCGACACCTGCACTGGTGGTGAGATAGGTGATACAGTCTGTACTTATAAGGTATACTTAAACGACATCAGAAACCACGTTGTTGGCAATGAACCTGTGTTTGGCTTTCCATGCCAAGGTGGTGAGCAGTGTTTAATAGGGGTAATAGGGGTAACACCCTAACATTAATGTTTCATGAGAACACCTTAAAACCCTTGACAAATATCTGAAACATGCTATAATAGTGACATAAGACAGAACCTTAACATTCTGAGTAGGCAGTCCAGCCAATGTGCACCTACCATAACAGGTAGTGAGCGGTGAGGCAAGTAGAGCGAGACTCGAAGACCCACTAGACCTACACTAGGCACTAAGACTGGAGGGGTTCTGTCAGAACCTTAACAACAGAATATTTCAGGTACTGGTAGTGGAAACGACCGACCAGCTAAGTAAGGTGATAAGTGTCCGAGAGATCACAATAGCCTGAGATTTTCTGCCCTCTTGGGGGCAGGTCAGACAGCCGATAGCCAAAGACCGATGTCTACAATGGCTGTGACGTAGAATGCCCCCAAGAGTGTAGAAGATAATCACTGGACAGCGTGAGACCATCCAGATAAAATATGTGTCTCACTGGAGGACTAAATCCAATGGACAGGTAAAGAATAATACTGGTGGGAAAGTCCCACCATGTGGGTGAAAGTCCCACGATATTAATGTAAGATTAGAAACACGAAATACCCTTGACAAACAAAGAAATTGTAGTATAATTATAACATCGAACCTTAACAACTGAATATGAATCTTACAATCCAGATTTGATCACTGGAATGAACCTCAAATAATATGGCGGTGTAGCTCAACTGGTAGAGCACTCATGATCCTGTAGAGGATTGATCATCCTCGGAAAGTGTCTGATCAACACTAGGGAAAGATGGGAGGTTGTGGGTTTGAATCCCACCACCGTCCGCCGAGGTTTGCGGTTCAAAAGTTTACCTGCTGTCAGCAGGGATGGTGTAAAAGCGGGATGCCACATAAGAAATTCAAGGACTAATTAGAATGAAATGTCCGACTCGCCTCTGAGATACATACAGGTCAGTACAACCTGTCTCACAAACACACTATACTGTACTGCAGGACAGCATAGAGATTTCTAGATAGCACTGAATGACTCAAGTAGGTGACTCGCATTAGATAGGAAGAGTGCAGATAAAGTGTAAATCCTAGGTTGGCATGACCCAACTTGTAAGTACACTACTACCGATCACCATGTACAGGTGTGAGAGTCAGACCCTAGAACTAGAATTATGGGCAATCAGGGGAATGGAAGGCTGGAGGACATTTGCAGGGAAGTGTGGTAAGCCTGTTTTAGTGAAATCCTACCCTATATGTCAGATAGACTCGGAGTATACCACACCCTTGTTTGTAACCTGACGAGATAAACTCTCACATTCCCCTGAATGCTCATAAAATCTCTGTGAACACAGGCTGGTATCCTGTGTTGTGGGAGTGCACACTGACTGACAGGGTTCGAGTCCCTGCAGTGCTAGGACTGACCAATAGGGTGCACGTTGACGACAAATCCACTCGATAGGAGAGTGTGTGCTGGTGGGCGCACGTCAGATCAGGGTCTTATGTAGGCTGTTGATGATCTAGCTCATGGTAAGTTAGGGAGACTGAACGCAAACCATAAGACCCTATTGTCTAGTGTTAGACCGCCTCCGCTAACATTAGAGCAACATGAGAAACCCCTGATAGCTCTTGACATCAGGGGTTTTTCTGTTATAATACACATATAACGATACAGGAGGCACACATATGAACACATACATTTTAGCTGTAGCTTTCACAGATGGGGTTGAGATAGTCCATGTTTCGCTTGAAGAGATTCAGGCTGACAATCTGGCTGAGGCTTTAGATGTTCTTCACAGCCAGCATCCTTATGATAACTACAGTGTATATGGTCATCGTGAGATCAAACCACCATCATTTAATGTTATCATGAGACACGGTATCTTTGGAAACGTTGATCTGGACGGGATCACTGAGATTCACATGGGATATCGTGAAGGCAAGATAGCTTTTGAGAGTGATATACACTCAACTGGAAACACCTATGACACCAGAAATATCTTGGAGTTTGAGGCAAAGGTATCATGAGAACACGATCAGAATATAAATCAGAGAAACGAGAACAGAAACGCAAGCGTAAGCGTGGTATGCAGGTAGACAGCAAATCTGTATTCATTATCCAGCAGGAACAGGTAAAGAGAGGTAAGAAATGACGAACTGGAAAGATGGAAATATTACAAGCTGGCCAGAACAGTGTCCACACTGTGGTGGGCAGATGGGATCACTGAACACGAACTGCTTTGACTGTGGGTATAAACCAGTCATAACATCTATTCAGATGATAGCATCAATCTATTTTACCAGTGGGGAAACCGTTATCATTCGTGGTGATATGGCTACACCTGCTCTGATCTTTAAGGTAGTTGAAACTATAATGAACACAGAAGATGGTGTTACTGGTGCTGAGATCAGGGATTCTAATGATAACCTGATCAGACGGTATACACTCGATCTGTGCATAGATCATGTTGAAAAGAGATCATTCTTATATTAATGTTTTATGAGAACATACCAGATACCCTTGACAGTCTGCCGGTATCTGGTATAATTGTATCATAAGAACGGAGTAGACAAAAGGAGAGTGCAACGGGATCAGGTAAACGGAGAGAAATCCAAAGATGGTGGGGGACGGGACAGTAGTCCTCCACCACACATAACAGCCCGTATAGGTGGCATGATAACCAGACCCTTGTGTGGTGTGACCAGGAGACCAAGAAGATGATAATCCACCCCTGGAATAAATTCGGACTACTCCGATCCGATTTATCCACATACTAATGCGACAATCCTGGTCTACTTTGTTAGCTTTTTCGGACTGGATATATCCGATAAAGCTGATCCAATTTATCCAGTACACATGTGTACTAACATTAATGTTTCATGAGAGTGATCAATTTACTCTTGCTTAACCTGCAGATCGTAGTATAATGTAGACATCTTACAGATGGAGGCACGCAGATGAAACTGATAATCGAGGAAGTCTTATTTGACAGTGAGAAGAAAGGGAAGGAAAGCATTCTGGCGATTAATACTACTGAGGTCAATGAACCAGCACCAGAAGAGAACCGCTACCTTAACCTTAAGGTATATGCCAGCGACTGTCCGTATGCATTTGATGTAGCTGGTGAGCGAATGACCGGCAAGCTCAGTGGAATTTATCTTGATACTCGTGGAAATATCACTGTTCAGTTTGAGTTGATGCGCTAATCACACATTAATGTTAGGGGGACATTATTGTGATATAATATATGTATGGAGGCAGTCATGAAATATAATATCAAGTGGTATGATGAAAATGATAATCAGTTAGGGGAAACCAAAGTAGACGTTGAGGGGGGATATGATGATGCTGTAAGGTTAACAAACTATACCCTGCTCAGATATGAGCACTATCATCATATTAGAGTTAATGAGGACGGGGAATCCGATCCTGTTAATTTCGATGAAGAGTACGACAGGTGGGAAGAGGTTATCCACAGCACACCCGTATCTGGAATGCCAGCACATGAGATCGTTAAATGGATCAGGTCAACCCTGAAATACGTCTTTGGAAAGGACATTAAATTCTCAGTGACTCGTGATGGTAGAGGATCAGGGACTGACTGCATTAATGTATACCTGATGTCTGCACCGTATGAGGTTTGCATGAATGAGAGCGATCATTATATGCAGACCAATCACTATTACCCTAAGAATGAGTATCGTCTTACTGCAAGAGGACGTGCACTGATGGAACTGGTATATACCATAGCACTGTATTACAGGTGGGATAAGAGTGATCCTATGGTAGATTACTTCTGCACAAACTACTGGTTACACACTGGTGTAGGTAAGTGGGATAAGCCCTTTGAAATTAGAAAATAAGGCACATTTTAGCGATTTATTCTGAGGAAAGGACACAGATACTATGATAGGCGAAATTATAAAGAAAATCAATAATAAGTTTGAGAATAGCATTATCCTGCAGGCAGATGGTTTGCCAAAGGTTAACGCTATGGAAGTGAAAATGTATTATAATTTGGGGGGATATAATTACTTTACAGGTAAGGACGTAGAACGTGGGTACTACCTGTCAGTCCAGCCAATGACATACAGTGACATGGTTAGAGAGTATGTACCCACTGATGGGGTATACTGTGGTGTGAAGAGCACCAGCAGATTTTCTCGGAAGGCATTCCAGCAGTTGTGTGATGAATATCTGTCTAAGGACAACCATATGGTACGTACCCTGATCTGTGCAGTAGTTAGTGGATATGCGGAGAAGAGCGCAAACATCATGGAAGGTTGGGTAGATTACTTTGAGGACGTATACCCCTCTCTAAGCTAACATTAATGTTTGGGGGATTGGTTTATGGTATAATATGAGTACGGAGGATAATATGCAACATTTCTTAACACAACCTTATGATGAAACATATGAACCAGATCATGAGTACACATTCCACTGCAAATGTGTGGACTGTGGCAGTGTGACCGACATCACCATCAACGCCCGTGATCTATACAACTATCACAACGGAATGCATATCCAGACAGCATTCCCCTATGTCTCTCGTGATAATAGGGAACTGATGATGACTGGCATATGCGGTACATGTTTCTCTAATATGTTCGGGATGGAAGATGATGATGCCGACTTATTTTAATTTCAGAGAGTATCCTGAGAAGGACGACTCTGTAGTTGTGGATATCGAGAATCAATTTGGCGTGGCTATTAATGCCATGCTTGTATTCAGGGTACACACCCTGCGCCCACTGTTTGTTAACCAAGCACCTATGACATTTGAAGAAATCCAAACCGTCATGCAGTGGGTTAAAGCAAAGAGGGACGGGTAAAATGTTTATAAGGAACTCTCTTGGCATAGATGTCTATGTAGGGGACTATCCAGATGAATGCGGAGATGTCTATATTAACAACCGATCCAAGACTCTATGGGTAGTTGACTATGCTTATGATGCTATAGCTGTGCAGAATTATGGGGACTGCAAGCTGTATCACATGAAACGCATAGGACACCCTACATACAAGTACGTATCGGAAGAGGAATTAAAAGACAGGTATACAAAGCGTCAGCCTGTTATGACAGTTAATTTAAAGGACGGGTAACGATGTTACGTGTAATAGGGATCATTATAGTTATATTATCTGTCGGCTGGATATGGTTATTCTCACCAGAGTTTAATCTGATTAATAACCTGATCGTAATTTCATGTGGTATAATATCAGGTATATTTATATTTACTAAAAAGGACGGGTAAAGATGACACAGTATATGGAAGTGGAATTATATGTACCAGAAGGCACAAAGATCGTTGACCCTAAAGCAGGAATGCTGGATGAACCTGACTATGAACATGAGGGAAGAAACCTTGCGTGGATTCTATATCAGATGGTTAACTCAGACGGGATCACTGAGGTAGTTAACAGAGCATGTGATCTGTATAATGAGAATGATGATTATGGTATAGATAAAAAGAAATTCAGATACTGCATCAATAGGGTCTGCAGGTCAATGGTTATAGATTATCTTGAAGAAACGAATCAAGTATAAGGACGGGTAACAATGTACAAAACTAAATTTGACAAGATGGTTGGGAATGCCAGTGCTGGTACTGCACAGGTTTGGCTCACTGTTGAAAAGCTGGTTGAAATCCTGAGCTACGATGAAGTGCCGGTATATCACTACATCTTCTTCACTTATATAAAGCTGGATAAAGAACCTATCCTGCAGGCTCTTAAAGAGTTTTATAATGATGATGCCCTCGTACACATTACTTGGGATCACAACAGCCAGTGTTTCCTTGTTTAGCCAGGTTTTTCTAATCTAATATTAATCTCAGGGGGATTGGATTGTGGTATAATATAACTACATCAGAAAACACACACCCCTGTGCAGTGTCGACCCTGTGGCTGAGAGGATGATAATCCACCCGAGGGAATAAATCGGACAAAGTTTATCTTATTTATCCAATAGCTTATTTCTACCAATCCTATCCGATTTATCCTGGATAATTCCTACCTGGTTAGTCTTATTAAAGGACGGGTATAGGACACCACTTAAAAGGACGGGTAATAGGACACCCAAATTTCTAATGTGATATTAATGTAAAGTGTGTAAATGTGTGCTATAATTAATGCATATCGAAATGGAGGTTCAAATGAAAGCTGACATACAATATTTGTTACCGGCACTTGGAAATAAAGTAATCATTATTCGGAATATGGAAGAGATGATTACTGCAGAAGATGAAAAGCTGAGCGAGAAAGAACGCCTACAGCATAACAAACAACTGGTGAAGACAATGTGTGTTGCAGGTCTGTATGATCTGGCTAGTTTCCTCTCCGAGAAGTTATACGGGGATAATTTCTCAGATGCAGAACACGTCATTAAAGAACTGTTAGTTGAATGGTCAAATTCATAGGAGGATATGATGTATAAAGTGTGGTGTTTAGAAGTAGGTGGACGTTCATATGCAACCAATGCTTTGGAGTTTGAAACTGTTGAAGATGCCAAAGCATATGGCAATGATCTGTACAGTCGATGGTTCACCCTCGACAAGTGGGCTGTTGTTCCCACAAGTGTGGCAACCAATGGATATCTTTCACCTGATGTAGTTGAATCCAATAAGGTAGGGTAACATGAAGAATAGAATCAGTATGATCTCATACTGGAATTATACCCAAAATACTTGGCAGAGTGTAAACTTTTGTAGGAGTGATCCTGTGGATAGGGGATATGTGTATGCATCACGTCATACATACAGGAATATTACACCTGCATCATATAAGAGGCTGGATGAAGTATTCTTCAAGCATAGAGACAGGGTTAACGTAAACCTATCCAGCCATTATACCAATCTATTTATACTGTTTGAATAAGGACGGGTATAATGAGACTTCTAATTTCACACTGGACATTCAATGACGGTTTATCCGTTGTAAGGTTTATCAGGCATGAAGGGGAATCCCTGAAAATAGGCAGGTATCCACACCCTACCAAAGCATCCTGCAGAAGACTTTCAAGAATATTTGAGGCGTATAAATACAATACCAGCGTAGTGATTACGCCAATCCATACCAATGTATCTGTCATCTTGGAGAGATAATATGAAGACTTATATTACTTCTGTATCCTACTGGTCACACATCAAAGCTGGATTTTCTAATGTAAACTTTATGAGGTGTAATGGTACTGTAAGATCATATATGAAACTTACATCAGCCAGCACAGAAAGAGTACAAAGGATCATGGAAAAGCATCAACAGGGTATGGGCATCTACCTATCACCTACCTACACCAATATATATGTTGATATAAAGGATAACATGAGGACAATAGAAGAGTTAATGGACGCTGTAAACCGTATCAATAAAGACGGATCAAATTCTGATATAGTACGGGTAACAGTGGGTGAATGTGTACGTGTAGATGTGAAAGGTGCATACACAGGGTACATCCATAGCACCGAGATGTTTGATCGTGATCATCTGGATAAACTGTTCACATATCTGGAAACCCTGTAAATAATTTACTAATCTTATATTAATTTTATCAGAATAAATCTGAGGTATAATTAACTTTATGACAAAAAATAAATCTTTTTTAGAAAATATATTTGACGTGATCCTGTTAGTGTTCGAGATACTTATCATTCTTCCAATGAAGATGCTGGCTGGACTGGCATCATGTACTATAAGTATCATGAGTATTCTGATAGGATTAGTCTCATTAGCAGTGTTGTGCTTACCCTGTATACTCCTATTCTTGATACTATAATCTGATGGGGAAAAATCGGGGTCGGCTCGTTCTTTCGGTACTGTAGGGTTAAACGGAGATAATATGAAAGCTGAATATGTACTACCATATAAACACCAGAATATCACCATAGAGATCAACCTGAAAGATTTTACATCTGTCAACGTCAATCACATCGTATCATTCAAGGTAGACAATGATACATTTGTCAGGACTAAACCTTTGGTTATCTTGTTTGATCAGGAAAGAGACACGACAGTTATTATATGTGCAATAATGGAGGATGAAAATGCCTAAGATGAAATGTGGTCATATGGCAAACGGTTCAGATCGTAATGGAAATCCAGTATGTGTTATCTGTGCAGGTATCAACGCAGGTTATAATGTGGTAGACAATGATACACCTGATCTATCAGGTAGAATGTCAATGTGTATGGAGTGCGGGAGAACCGTACCATCTAAGGACACCCTGCCTTTCTTCAAGTATCAGCCTGATAAGAGATACGACAGTCACTATGATGGCTGTCACGGATGGAATTAATCATACCAAAGGAGATAACTGATGTCTTATATGTCTGATTTTCAAATAGGTTATCGTGATGCCAAGTTTGGTTTTACCTACATTCCAGAGAATGCCGGTGCTTATGCGGATGGTTTCAATTTCTATCTGAATGAGAAGAAACTCTCAGAAGATGATCCAATGTATGATGCGCTCTTGGATGATGGTGAGCTACTTCATTATTCACCTGATTATATGGAGTTTGAATATCATGGTTACAGGTGGAGTGTGAATAAACAATCTGAAAATATGAAGATCACCAAGATGACAAAGGTATCTTGTCCAGACTGTCATGGTAAAGGGTATTTCATGGATACTGTCAATGGTACTGACTTCTTTCGCAGACGTTGTGCTTTGTGCAATGAAGATTAATCATTCTCTAATGTTACTGACATTATCCTGTGGTATAATATTTACATGTCAACATTTGAAAGTCACGTGAGGAGAATCATGGGTACACCAGTTTATTTCTGCAAGTTTGAAGGTGAGATCACTGCAGTGTTGATCCAAGAGCAAGCCAATGCAGGGAATTACTTGTGCTATGCTCATGTCGGTCAACATGGTGAGTGCTCACGTGCTTGGGTAAGAGAAGATACCACACCTGCATGGAGAGGTGAGTATCAGTCCCTGCTGGAAGAGCTTGAAGATATCGGTTATAAGAATGTGTATGCAGTGGATATGGAGGAATCATGGCAGTAAATCTGAAACTAAACTACTGGACTAAAGATGACATACTCATCCATCGGCTCGATGTTGAAAATGCTGAGTTTGCAAACATACCGACTAAGACATATGTCTACCGATACGCTACTGGAAATATGTATAAGGCTACTATATCAGATATAAACCTTTCATTAAATGGAGTAGTGGTGGACTATGTTCTATCACCAAAGCCCACCAAACCAGTGTCATTCTTCCACGATCTGCAGGAATATGGAAGTGCCCTGATAGATGATCCTGCACACCCACATAACAGTGCTGTGTTTGGAGATCGTAAGTGGTTTACTATAGAACATCGTGATCCACGTTACATAATCCGCAAACTGTTTAAATGCACTAAGATAGATGCGGATAATGAAGGACGGGTAACATTCACATGGGAATTTATACCAGAGGATATGTGGTAAAATGGATAACATATTCAGTGTGTACGAAAAGTGGTTGATGGAATCAGATGTAAGACTGAAATCAAATGAACGTGATTTCGGCGTGTGGTGGAAACTGGAAGGCGATCCTATACCATATCGGGTAAGTTGGGTAGAGGACACTGGTGAGCTATACGCTGTGAATAAAAATCAGGTGATCGTTTTGAAAGTCATCAGCGAATGCCAGAAGGTATGGGATGTGATGACTGGATGGGAAGTCCTGATATCGGAAACAAACAGCCTGAATAAATTACAAGAGAGGTTACAATTCTATGCTAGTTGATACTTATATTCTAAATGGTTTTGAATACCGACTGTATTTCAACGATGCACCATCTGCAGAGTTTGGGGAGAGAGGTTGGTACTATCTCATAGTGGATTTGTCTGATCCTATACCAAACAGGATAGTACATGAATCAGATTACTTTCCTAGCTTTGAGTATGCTTTTCAAGTATTCTGCATGGCAATGTGGATATATAACTATGATAATGATGATGCCCTCAAACTTCTAATGGCAGGTTCTTAATACAGCACTAATCAAACCTTAATCTAATTTGTGCCTGACTATGGTATAATTAAAGAGTAAACGAAAGGAGTTATCATGGACTTGCATATGGAAATTCAGTTAGAAAATTACATGGTTTATGAATGGGGAAAGCCTCTTTCCATTATACCATTTGCTAAAGAGGCTATCAGGCTGGTAAATGACGGTGATCCTACTGCATGTGTTATCACAGATAACATGATCTACACCATAGAAAATGACTACACACCTACTGCAGAGGAATTTGTTGAACATTTCAAGCTGGAATATTTTCTGGAGGAAAGCTATGAATAGGCGTGAAATCGGAGAACGTTTAATGGAGTGCGAATCAAGAACAGAATTTGTAGATATGTTCCCTAAACTCACTGAATCCCTTGATCAGAATGAGGTACTTGATATCATATGGCTATGGGGACAGGATAACTGGTTAGATGGGCATAACAAAGGTAAATCAGGAGAATACAGCGAATGATAGTGCTCTCTTTGTTTGATGGCATATCAGCAGGACGTGTTTCACTTGAACGTGCAGGTATTCAGGTTGATAAATACTATGCCAGTGAAATAGATAAGTATGCAATAGCCATTACACAACACAACTATCCAGATACTATCCAGTTGGGTGATGTGCAGGAATGGGAATCTTGGGACATCTTTACCGATAAGATAGATTTGATCCTTGCAGGTTCGCCATGTCAGGGTTTCTCGCCTGCGGGCGATGGTTTGAATTTCGATGATCCTAGATCAAAACTGTTCTTCACATTCGTTGACATCCTGAAATGGGTACGTGAGCACAACAACCCTGATGTTAAATTCCTGCTTGAGAATGTCAAGATGAAAACTGAATGGATAGATACCATGACATCATTCGTAGGAGTTGATCCTATCCATATCAACAGTGCTCTCTTATCAGCACAGAAAAGACCGAGAGTTTACTGGTCAAACTTTGAGATCACTCAGCCAAAAGATGCAGGTATCCTGCTAAAGGACATCATTCTTGATGACGTTCACCCACCAGCACTGCATGATATGTATGGTAGGTGGGGAGAGCATGAACCACGTGCATACTATGACAAATCACCTGCAATACGTCCAAATAGTGGTGGTGGGCATATACCTTATCTGATCCTGTCAGATAATGAAATGGAGTACATGAACAGGCAGGTAAAGGATGGTAGGACACACTGGAATTTCAATCATCACTCAGACGTAAAGGACAACAAATCATCTGCAGTGGTAGCAAACTTTCGTAAGGGAGTACCTTACAACGTACTGATCACGGAAAAGTGTGTACGTAAGTTTGATCCAATAGAATGTGAAAGACTTCAAACATTTGAGGACGGGTATACAGCCTACGGAAATTTCGATGGGAGAGTAAAGAAGATCAGCAACCATCAACGTTATAAGGCTCTTGGTAATAGCTGGACTGTAGACGTAACAACACATATACTGAAAGGACTGCATAATGGCTCTTAATTTCTTGGCATCCATTACGATAGGACTGCTGGTATCACTTATGTTCCGTATAGAAGTACCAGAACAGTGGTTAGCAGTACCAATATCTGTATCAGCATTCATTCTTATAACAGCAATAAGGAGAAAGCATGAGTAATCTCACAAAAGCAATAGAAAGTTTTGTAGAAAATACAGAACGTACTCTTCCACTACGTGGGATAGTTGATGATAAAGGACGGGTAACGTACCTGCTTAGAGATATGGACATTATCTATATGCTGGTAAAAGGCAAAAGATACTGGTTCTACTTCTATAGGACACCGAGGGTAGCAACTGTCACTACAATAAAACCAGAAGATCAGGAAACGTTTATGGAATGGTGGTATGGGTTGTGTGACCATGTTGACTACTATAAAACTGAACGAGACTTAATATCACAGATAAGAGAATTCTGATAAGGAGAATATAATGTACCTAATGGTAAGACAGGAAACAGTAAACGATGGTAAGAGGGAATTACTTGGAATAGATTCCATGATCAACGTACTTAAGGAAGAGGGATTCAATGCTCAGAAAACAGATAAGGTTGGATGGAATGTACTTGTCAGTGGACTGCAGACAAAAGAGGAAGATGAGTACGTATGGAAGTTGGTAGAAGAGCTAGGTGCTTTCGGTTATGTACCTACAGAACATATCCACTCAGTTGTAACATAGGGAGAAATCCCTATTGCTAGTACACATGTGTACTTGGAAATCATTATGAAATTAACAGTGTATTTTTTACTTTTACTAGGATTTGTATTACTACTATGCATAGTGTTTGAACCTGTATTAGAACTGATCATCACTATTATGCAGACTGTTATCGAGATTATGCAGACATATTCTAGTTAAGTTTGTAGTACATAAAGGACGGGTAAAGGGTACTATAGATAACCCCCAATGTATTTACCCTTTCACTTAGGAATAAACAAAATGCGTGGAAAAAAGATACTCAGGTTTATCATATTTTGTATAACAATGGTGTTGCCTATAACATTTATATCTATATATTCTTTAGTCAACTTTATTCCTACAAGCTATCCAGATTGGGTGGATTACGTTATTGTTTATGCTGTTCACTGTATTATATTTTATATAGGTTGGACAGCTTGCAGACGTGAGCGTAAATGCTACATCCTTAAATAGCCCACTTGACTTAATTGAATTTATGTGCTATAATAATAGGATATTTTACCTATTGTATACAGAAAGGATTCCTGATGAAAAAACTCACGCTGTTTGTTCTGGAAATTATATTCTTCACTTCAATCTACATTATATCTACTAAACCATTTGATATGCCTGTATGGTTAATTCTGCTTACCACATTAGCGGTAATGAGAATGGCTAGGACAATCAGTGAGAATGAGATTATGGAATGGTTACGTGAACCGTTTACTGAAACACTTCCAGATACATGTGGTGCTGGTCAGGGAGTAGTGCCAAAAGGTACTGGTTTTGTACGTGCGATAGGTGGACTGCTTGCATGTCCCATCTGCACTGGCACGTGGAGTGCATTAATTCTTGTAGCTGTGTACACACTAATACCATCTTTCGGAAAGGTTTTGATTATCATCCTAGCACTTGCTGGTGGTAGCGAGATGCTATACAATCTTGGAGAATGGTTATCTTGGGGAGGACGGTTATTCCGTGTTAGTTGTGGTAAAATCTCACCTGATGGAGAATAATAATAATATGAGAATAGATGTAAAGACAAACGGGTTTGCTGGATTATCTGCAGGACTTAGCAGACTATCTGAAATTACGAATGGTTTCAGCATTATATTCGATGGCAGTAATATAAGACTTCACACAGCTAATAAAACTTGGACTGCAACTGTGGGGGACAATAACATAGAACAAATATACTTACTTGTCTTGGACGTTCTATCTGAGATAGATACTTAAGACAAGTGCTTTTCAAATCTGACGGTTAAGGTGATTTATGTTAGAACTGAATAATAAAAATATGGACAATGTATATAAACATCTTTGGCACGCATGGTCTAGAAATACAGCACGTTCTAGTGGTGTGTGGAATCCCGAAAACCCAGGGTTTCTTCAAGATGATGTAACAGCACTGGTTGTCAATGATCTCTTTGGTGGAGAGATAGCAGTTGGTACAGTATCAGAAAAGGAAGATGTCTTTAGGGTTTACTTTAATATAATAGGTGGGGAAACAAAAGTTGATCTGACTAAATCAATAGACATGCATAGTCTAGGAAATTATATGATTATAGGGCGTGAAACTTTATATAACCTGTGCCCATCACGCTATCATAAACTTGCTGATAGGGTTTATACAAAAAGGATCATGTCACTTGATGCCGGTAATGTATCAGAGTTTGTTTTAGATGCCCTATACTATAACGGTATTATAGAAGAACCAATAAATGTACTAACAGTAACAACTATAACGCTAAACGATATTAGTCTGTATGGGGTATATGAAGTACCAGAGGGTGAAGAATGTACAGACTGATTATAGAATTACCTTTTGATATAGTTGGTGTGTGGTATCAGCTATTCAAGGACGAGAAAAGTGCTAATGAAAAATTAGATAGACTTCCATATGGATTATCCGTGATAGAAGATTCTAAACTACAAGAAATAGTTGGGGACTGTATTCTCATGGTACTTCCTTTCGATAAGGAGTTAGAGAATGATGCCTAATTTTATCAGCCCAACAATACCATCAAGGATATTTGGTAGGAAAGTAGTTTTCGTATTTAAATATAACGGGCGTGAATATTACTATGATCAAGATAAACCATATCTAATTTATGGAAGGTCTATAGAAAATTCGGATGACGTGATTATACTGGATAGTAGGAGTGATAACCATGAAGAGAGGTAGAAAACCATTACCTGCAGGTAAAAGAAAAGACGTAATGCTTAGATTTACAGTTACACAGGATGTTGATGAGTGGTTAACTGAGTTTGCTGGACATAACAACATAGATAAAACCACACTTCTCAGAGAATGTCTCGGTGAATTTATGGTAGAATTTAATACATATGGGAGGCAGTTAGTTCTTAATGATCCTACGTTTGATAATGTCAGAAAAATGATCATGAAAAAGAAAGGACTTGATAATGCCGATATGTCCTAAATGCAATACTGAACACAGCAAAAGGCGTAAGGGCGGGGTATGCCCATCATGTGGAACAAGCATAATTATACACAATGGAGACTGGTTTTCAGAAGATGTTGAAGACCCAATTAATATATTCATCCGTAAGTATGAAAAACTTTATTCTCTATGGCTTACTAAGGGTACTTCTCAGAGTGCTTGGAGAATAAACAAACACAAAATAGCAAGAGAGACAGCACAGGCTAAAGAAATATTATTTAACATCTTCAATGGTGATATAGAACTTGCTATAAAATCTTTGGAAATACTGTTTACTGATTCAAGGTGGAAGTACAGAAATTATTCAACCCTGATCTTCACGTTGAATGATCTGTACAGTACAAAGGTCATAGCATCCGACATACTGGAAAAGGAAAAGGAATTACAGCAACAGGCAGATACAACACTTGACAGAATAGGATGGCGTGAATTATGACAATGATGTTATTTGATAACCCTAAAGATTTTCTATACACAAAGAATTTCAAACTTATTCAGGACGTGAATGAAGTTGGGGATGTTCTTAATGAGCTTGATAAACACGATCTATTTGCCTTAGATACTGAAACAACATCACTGGACTGGATGGTTGCAGACTTACATGGTATATCCTTTTCAGTGGATGATAGGGACTGGTATCTAACAGGAGGTGCTGAAAAAGCAATACTTCCTGATCTTAGGAAACTGGTAGATAGCCCCAATAAAACAGTGGCTATGCATAATGCACGATACGATATGCATATTCTTAATAAGTGGGGTGTCAGACCACAGAAAATTTTTGATACCCTGATAGCTCAGATGCTGGTTGATGAGAACCAGAGGCTTGCGCTTAAGTCTTTGGCATGGAAGACAGGAATAGATGATGATCTTCCTACCTATAAAGATTTGGTTAGGGATACTGCTAAAGCATATAAGATGACACAGGGTAAAGTGACTATCGACATGATACCACTGAACAGGTTAGCACCCTATGCGGCCAGAGATACAAGAATTACTCTTGATCTAGTACCAGTGTGTATCAGGGAAATGCAGGAAGAGGGTATGCTTGATCTATTCTGGAACAATGAAATGCCCATGATGTGGGTACTTCTTGATATGGAAGAGACAGGATTTCAACTTGATATTCCTAGACTTGAAAAGATGGTTGCTGAATATACCGATTTACGAGACCAGTATTATGAGAAAATACAGAAAGATGGAATAGAAAACCCCAACAGCACAGACCAGTTATCAGATTATCTGTTCGGTACACTAGGAATGAGAGCAACAAAATTTACAGATAAAGGTCAACCAGCAACAGACATCGTTGCGCTCAGACGTTTGATGAAATATAAGGACGGAGAACCAAATCTAGCAGACCAAAACACGAAATTTTTAATGGACGTTATCTCATACAGACAGTCAACAAAGATACTAGGTACGTACATAGAACCACTGCTTGATAAACAGCACGATGGAAGGATACATACCAGTTATAATTCCACATCAGGTAGGGACAGTACATATGGTACTGTAACAAGCAGACTTACATCATCTAATCCGAATTTGCAGAATATCCCAGGATTTGGAATGGGGTCTGAATTAAGGTATGTGTTTATAGCAAAGGACGGGTATTCAATAGTTGTCAGCGACTACTCACAACTTGAGCTTAGACTGCTTGCACATTATTCAAAAGACCCTAATCTTGTAAAGACTTTTATGGAAGGTGGTGATCCACACCAGATGACTGCTGACATGATAGGTATTAGTAGAAGAAATGCCAAAGGTGTAAACTTTGGATGGGTGTATGGTATAGGCGGTCGTGGTCTTGCTGATGCGATAGAAAAGACTGGTGCTGAAAGACCGAATGAGCGTGAGGCTGGTAAATGGTTGAATGACTTTGAGGTAGTTTTTCCTGGTGCTGGTACTTGGAAAGGAAAGGTACTGCAGTGGGGACGTAAGCTAGGTTATGTAAAAACCATAGATGGTCACAAGCGTAGACTTCCCGATCTGACATCAAAACTAAACTCAGAGAGAGCACGTGCCGAGAGACAAGCACCAAACGCTGTCATTCAGGGCACAGCCGCCTCACTTATGAGGTATGTTATGATAGAAGAACAGAAAATATTAAGGGATGTTTATGGTTCTTCTCTTGTTGGGCAGGTGCACGATGAGCTAATATGGGAAGTACCTACAGATTCCGTTGAACACATGGCACATAAAGCGCAGGTGCTTATGGAAAGTGTTGAAGATGTTTTCAATATAACAGTACCAATAAAGGCTGATCCGAATTATGGTAAGTCTTGGGGAGATGCTAAATAATGTTTATAATGATAATCAGTATCGTATTTATTTATATGTCTTCTTTAATATCAACTGAGATTTATAAACTAGGTCGTGTTGAAGACAGTTTTGAGACTGCTGTAAAGTGGCTTATCTATACTGTCCTAATGATTATATGTGGTGGAATAGCATCACTGCCTGTTATAATGTTAGTATTAGGACTTCCATTAGAATGATAAATCTTGTCATGACAAAAGCAAATGATAGACGTTTGCTTTATCTTATGGATAACAAACACTACACTACACAGGGAAAACGTTCTTGGTTTGTAGGTAGAAAGATAGCATATGCTATCTTATATGATGGCACATACTACGGTCACATACTTGGTGGCTCTGCAACACTCCATTTACCAAACAGGAATGAGTTTTTGGGGATAGATCAGTCCCAATTAAACTCCGTTGTAAACAATATTTTCTATCACGTAGAAAAAGTGCAAGGAAAATATCCCATGAGAAACTTCACTTCACGGGTAGTAGAAGAGTGGGAACGTTTAATACGGGTAGATTGGGAAACCAAGTATAATGATGTTGTTTTAGGTTTTGAAACTCTGGTAGAACCACCACGTGATGGAGAACTCTATCGCAGAGCAGGGTGGGCGTGGATAGGTACTACCAGAGGCAGAACCGCAACAAGAATACCTGATCCAGATCATACAGAAAATTGGTCAGGTAAAAGAATTTGGTCTGATGGTACACAGAAACTTGTATTTTGTAAGAAACTTGACTAAGTGAAAGGTCTGTGGTATAATATATAGATAACCCCTTTTAGAGGATAATATATGACACCAATAAAAGAAAGCGCACCTGAGTTAAGGTGGCAGTCTGAGGATTATGATCCTACAATACAGGGTCTGTTAGCAAAGACAGACAGTGATTGGGGAGACCCCGAAACAAACCTAAAGAACCTTATCAAATGGGGTGTAAAACCACTTGATAAGGCACTGTGGGGTATAGACACAGCATCAGGCGAAATGAATATGATATTAGGGCCTGAGAAACAAAGAAAGACTACGTTCATTCTCAATATAGTAAGAAATATATTCAAGAATAAAAATCCAGATGTTGGTGTAAAGGTTGTTCTGGATAGTCTTGAATCTGGAAGTCCACCAGAACGAAATAGAGACACACTTCTTTCTATCATAGCATCACAGGTATTAATAGACAGAGGGCACGTACCACCATCACATGGTAGATGCCCTGTATGTGGATCAGAACAATGTAAAGAACTAAGACTATCACCAGAGTTTCTTAAGTTTGTTTCCAGATCACCAGAGCAATATAAAGCAATAGATCGGGCTAAGGAAGAAATGCATAGCTGGAATTTAAATCTATATGGTGCTAGTCATATACAGGGTACTACACGAGACCTGAAAACCAGTGACATTAGATGGAGATACCTAGCAGAGCAGGGTTACAATATCTTTGTTATAGATCACGTACAGCAGTACAATATTAGTGAGACAGCAACAGATTATGAGAAACAATTACAGGCTGTTAGTAAGGTTGGTTCATTTGTTGCTGAAACAAAGACAGTTGTATTTCTATTATCTCAGGTAAGTCTGTGGTCTCAAAGAGATCAGGGAGGTATAGGGCTTACAGCATCTGGTGGAAAGAAAGGACATCAAGAGGCTAACTCTATCCTCAGCACAAAGTACGAAGATAACAGTGGATTTGTAAAGATCACTCTGGAAGAGAGTAGAAAATCTGGTGGATTTGCTATGTATCAAAAGATAGATGATGAATCGGGCGCATTCTTTGGTGATGCTTACCTGCCAAAGGAGTGGGACAAGCAAGCAATGTCAATAGCAAACCGAAATGATTTAGAGCAAAAGGATTTATTCTAATGGCAACAACACCACAAGAATTATTTGAAATAAATCAGACTGATATAAAGTCTTTATACAGACAAATGTCAGACCTCGGCAGTGAATTAGCGAGAATGAAAAAGATATTTCGTCTAGATGAGAAAGAAGATCAGAATAGAAGAGATGATAAGTACCAAGAGGTACTTCATTACATGAAACAAACAAGTGAAAATTTATCAGAAATGTCACGTATTATTAAGGTTATGGGGTACACATCTGTACTTGAAGATGAAAACTATTTTAACCATAAGAGAGTGGATGAAATGGAAAAACAGGGGAGTAGACTAGAAAATGAGATAAGGGATTTGTCAAACCTTACTAAAAAAACAATGGTGTACTGTCCAGAGGATAGCTCACATAATCACAAAGGCATACAGTTTCTATCTGATGACGGTAATGTATTTGTAGAAATGTGTCCCGTAACATGGTGGGGTAGGATGGCGTTCCTTAGATTCAGAGAAGGCACGCTGAAAAAATTCAGGGAGGAATTCCCTTTCGATAAATACATGGAGAAATTTGCACTATGAAAGATTTAGCAGTAGTATTTCATGATACAGCAGTTGAGGAAGTAAACAGAACGTTGCTTGATATGGGACTTCTTGATGTGTCTAGGATAAGTGGACAAGACCCATCTATTATGAAGTTACTGTCTTCCTTATCTGAGATATTTTCCGTTGAGTTACCAGAACTGTCTGGTGATATAGAGAAAGACCTTACAAGAGTTAGCAGGGACATAAATCTAAGTCGTCTGTTTCGTAATCGTGGCATCATGCTATTCTACAGGCTTGTTAATGAAAAAGTGGAAGGCATACCAATCTTTCAATACTTCAATCACCCGTATGAAGAAAGACCTTTCAGGAATATGACTGAGTTTGTTGACTGGTTTTCTCACGATGCCCATGTATCACGTGATATTATCTTTAGAAACATGGCGGCCATAGATCGTGCTATGCAGGTAGGGATATCTTTAGAGGAATCGTATGAGTATCTTAACAAATATGCACACGCATTCAGAGAGACTTTAAAGAATGTTCTTGAGTGGGACACCGATACGAGAAGAAAACTGGTAGGTATTAATCCAGACATAGCACTTAGTATAGTCAATCAGCTTGACCCAAATAATGTGGACACAATCATGCCACTAATCGAAAAGGCTAAACTTGATCCAAGTAGAAGTAATGGAAACCTAGTAGAAACCATGAAACCATACATCAGGCAGTTACTTGATGAGGTTACTAATCAAGATACCGCTAAAGATGCTATGAGATTTGTAAAACATGATATCCTGACAAAACCAGAAATTCATTATAGATGGATACAGGAGGGAGGTTATATAGAGATCAGCCTAGCACGTACATCCGTTGCAGACACAGGGGAAAAGTTTACAGAGAGCATAGAGACTGTGAATCTATTATTAGATTCACCAGAAATTCCAGTAGAGATTTTACAAGACTTGGTTACAAGATTACCTATCTCAAACAGGCAGGTTGTATACCTTGACCTGTAGTAAGTTATGTGGTATAATAATAAATCATACGAAAGGATAAACAAATGAACTTAGAACAATTAAAAAGACCGTTTCCACTTGAAGATATTGGTTGGTTAGCAACATCAACTAATCTGAAATCCCTGCAGAGAAAAGATTCTAATGCTAAGTTTCCTACAATGGTTCTGTATGTACCTTATGTGGATAACAGAGCAATCATGGAAAGACTCGATGAGGTGTGTGGTGCTGAAAACTGGAAGAACGAATTTAGTATCTCGCCAGTTAACAATGGTATCATGTGTGGTATTTCTATCAGGATTGGTGATGAGTGGATTACTAAATGGGATGGTGCTGAACCCACAAACTTTGAACCAGTAAAAGGCGGTATTTCAAATGCCATGAAAAGAGCAGGTGTACAGTGGGGAATAGGTAGATACCTATACAGCTATGAGCCAAGGTGGGTTTCTGTAAAACAGGAATACGGATCACCCCCAATCGAACCACTTACTCTTCCTAAAGAACTCCTACCGTCTGCTGAATATACTCTTGATATCCCAACAGACCCGAAACAGTTTGATCAATTTTCTAATCTTTTGAAAGATGCGACTGTCTTATTTGTTCCAGAACCACACCCACTTGCTGGTCAAAGTCTTTCTAGCTTGGTTGCAGAGCATTCTATGCTGTCTGTAAAAACACTTGAATGGTTGGCAGGCACTTATTCATCTACAAAGATTCCAGACTTTGTTCCAACAGATACAGACGGTAATACTATTCGTGATGTGGCAAAAGATTTATTATCCTGCTTGGGATGGTAAAATAAGATAGTGTTATAATACCCCATAGGAAACTGTGGGGTATTTTTATTCTGGTATCAACCACCCTTGAACAGCAACATGAAACTCATCTAGGCTTGTCAATGCTGTTATATCCTCGGAAATAAGAAAACCGAATGTCTCACCGTCCCACATGCTTAATCCATTTGGCACAGACTTAGAGAATGTCCACCTAGAAGAAACAACATTACCCTTTGGTGTCTTATCATCCGATTGTATAGTTACATCAAAACCCCATACGTGGAAATCCTCATTACTTTTAATCGCATGATCTAGTGTCAGAATAGAGCCATTATATACAATATTTATACCACTTGTCAGTGCTGTATCACCGCCAAATAATTCCCAATCAACGGTTGATGACTCAAAATATAATAACCATATAATTCTTTCTATGTAGGTATATGACTTTTGTGTATATACTGTTGTTGCAACTTCACTGCCATCTACTATTAGATCGAGGTTTTCCCAAACTGGTATAGCCCCCTGTGTTCCAGATAAAACTTCCTTTATTCCCATACAACCTCCTAATTAGGTATATCCTCATCATCATATGTTTCAAAAACATCATCAACGTATATATAGGATTTACGTGAGTACCATTTTCCTGATGGCATCTGAACAAACATTTGCCAATCCCACCTGCCCTCTGTATCAAGATCACCCTCTTGGAAAATATATACAAGAAGACCGTCTGTGCCATCAGTATAGTGCCAAAGAGCACGTGAGATTATTTCACCCCCCTCCCCTTTCACGAAAGCAATGTGTGCCTGAACCATAGATGCTAAGTCTACGATTTGGAGAACATCATTTTCATCACGTTCCTGAACTAGTATTTTTAAAATAGTCCCTACTTCATTTACATGTAATCTTCTAACATCTGTCATAATTTACCTCGCATGTTACTACAATCGTTATTGCCATTCTGATTGATCGTCCCTATTTATTTCTGCAAATATAGATACATTTGTTACTAACTCTACTTCCCTTGTATCTGTTGTATTTATTTCAGCTTGTTCTTCAAACAACATAACAAGTTCAACATCTCTTGTGTCTGTTGTATTTATCTCTGCATACAGGTTTATATGCGGTTGAAGTAGTTTTGTAATATAAAATTCATCTGCATAATGAGCATGTGTTGTACTGTCTATTACAAGCACATGGGATTGTGCTAGTGTTATGTTATCTGATTCAAGTGAGTGATGCCCACTATCAACATCAAGATATGAATGTACGGAGAATGTAATATTGTCTGCAGTCTGAGAAGAAAGACCATCATTAATAATAAGGTAATGTGCCTGTGCCAGGCTGACATTATCCGCTATGTGGTTGTGTGTACTGCTGTCTATTACAAGAACATGATCCTGAGATAGATTTATATTATCAGATGACTGCTGATGTTGTGCGCTATGTATGTTTAGAACATGGTGCTGTGTCAGTGTTATATTATCTGCTGAATGATCGTGATGTCCTGAATTAATCGGTATACTTATATTCAGGGATATGTTATCTGAGTATGTTGCATGATCCGCACTATTTATTGAAAGTACGTGTGTTTGAGTAAGATCAATATTATCCGCATAGTGTGGGTGATGTATAGAGTATATAACTAAATCTGGACTTACTAAACATTCATCTGCATAATGTTGGTGAGTGCTGTCATTTATTGACAATACATGTGTCTGTGCCAGATCAATATTATCTGATGATACAGCATGGGATGTACTTTCAATTTCTAGAGCACCACTTACAAGTAATGTAATGTTCTCTGAATAATGATCGTGCAGAGTTTCGTTTATAGATAGTGTGTGTGCTTGTGTAAGAGATATGTTATCTGCAGTATGACTATGAGAAGAACCGTCTATTATTAATACGTGGTACTGTGTAATAACAATATTATCTGCAGTATGGTTATGGGTTGCTGATTGTACCTGTAACACATGGTTTTGTGTTAAGTCTATGTTATCCGCAGTATGCTGGTGGTCACTGCTGTTTACAGAAAGCTGGTGATCCTGAACAAGATCAAGGTTATCGGCACTTTGTGTATGAACAGCACTATCAATATCAAGCGATAGACCGCTTACTAAATCTATATTGTCTGCTGTGTGTGAGTGAGCAGAATCTTGTACTACTAGCTGATGATCCTGAGTAATGGTTATATTTTCAACAGTATGTGAGTGATTTGTACTGTCTATTTCTAATAGAGTTCCGCTTGAAATAGATACATTATCTGCTGTGTGTACATGATTTGAGCTATTAATAACAAGTTGGTGATCTTGTGTAAGAACTATATTGTCTGCAGTATGTTGGTGTAAACCACTATTTATAGATAGTTTATGTGATTGTGATAAACCGATATTATCAGCAGTATGTGAATGACTGGCACTGCCTATTACTAGATAATGATGTTGTGTTAAATCAATACTGTCTGCAGAATGAGTATGATCTGATGACTGTATTACAATCGTATGGGCTTGTGTTAACGAAATGTTATCTGATGTTACTGCATGAGCAGAGCCATCTACCAGAAGATCAGCACCAAGATATATATTATCCGCAGTATGGGCATGACTGCTTTCTTGGATAACCAGTTGGTGATCTTGAACAAGACTTATATTATCTGCAGTATGGGAGTGGGATGATCCACTAATTTCAAGTTCTATGCCACTTGATATATCAACATTTTCAGCATAGTGCACATGACTTGAATCATTTATTACTAAATGGTGGTCTTGTGTTAAGTCTATGTTGCCTGCAGTATGCTGGTGTTCGCTTGATTGTACAGTTAGTTTATGGGTTTGAGACAAACTAATATTTTCAGATGTCTGTGAGTGGCTTGAAGATTGTATTACTAACTGGTGATCCTGCACTAAATCTATATTATCGGATGTATGACCATGATCTGATGATTGTACATCTAGCTGGTGATCCTGCACTAGGCTAATATTATCTGCAGTGTGCCCATGATTTGACTGCTGTACTACCAGATTATGTGTTTGTGCAATAGGAACATTATCTGCTGTATGGGAGTGATCTGCAGACTGTACTACAAGAACCTGTGACTGTGTTAAATCTATGTTATCAGAACTGTGTGAATGTGCTGATTGCTGGACAACAAGAGTATGATGCTGTGTTAACTCTATGCTATCTGCAGTATGGGAGTGATCTGATGAGTTTATATCAAGCTGGTGATCCTGTGTTAAATCTAGGTTGTCTGCAGTATGGGTGTGTACTAATTCTGGTGGTATATCTGCCAGAGCAATGATATTTTCTTCTGATAACGCTTTATCAAAAACAGTAACGTGTGAAACCTGACCCTCGAAATGAGCAGTTCCAAGACTAAAACAACCTATGTTGTTATATCCTGAAAACATTGTTGTGTCAGTCCAATTTCCGATACCATCTTCTTTGCTTTGGGCTAAAACACCATTTACATACAGGTAACTTTTTCCACTAGCATAATCCCAAGTAAAACCTACATGAATCCAATCACTACTAGTTATGCCAGATTTAGATAAAGTGTAGGTTGTTCCTGCAGAGCGTAGTACAGATAAAGTATTGGCTGTTGTTGGTCTATATATGTTTATATAATAATTACTAGCATAAGAAATTATTAATATAGTCCTATTTCCACTTCCAGTAGACCAGTTTGTTTTTACCCATAGTGACATAGTTCCAGAATTACCGTCAAAGGCAGATTCTAGAGAACTTGATTGAATATTTACTCTCGAATTACTTGCTATTTGAAATAGTGGGGTTACATTATGATCTTTATCACCGTCTTGATCATCTATTCCAGTATCATAATTCAGGCTTACATTTGAATAAGTACCATTTTGGCTAGGATTTACCTGATCAACTGCTGTTGAACCAGACTTCTCACCTAAAATCCAGTAAGCAATTGGGGATAATCCTAAAACTTTATTGCTGTATTCTTGACCAGATATTTCAAGAACATGGTGCTGAGTTATCGAGATATTATCTGCAGTATGTGAGTGAGTTCCAGAACCAATTACCAGAGTAGACTTTTGAGCAAGATCAATATTATCGGATGTTTGAGAATGTACTGCTGATTGTATTATAAGCTCGACTGATGTCTGAGGTACAAGTTCTACATTATCTGCAGTATGGGAGTGCGTTGATTCTTGTACTACAAGTTGATGATCCTGTGCAAGATCAAGATTATCCGCAGTATGAGAGTGGTCTGATGACTGTATTACAAGTTGATGATCCTGTGTTAATAGGATGTTATCTGCAGAATGTGAGTGATCTGCAGAATTTATTGATAACTGATGATCTTGTGTAAGACTTATATTATCTGATGTATGATCGTGGGCTGATTCCTGTACAACAAGTTGGTGATCTTGTACAAGTATAATATTATCTGCAATGTGTGAATGATCCGCAGACTGAACAACAAGCTGGTGATCCTGAGTTAAATCAATATTATCCGCAGTATGGGAATGATCCGCAGACTGGATTGTTAATGTTGAATGCTGTGTAAGTTCTAGATTATCCGCAGTATGTGAATGGTCTGCAGATTGAATTACAATCTGGTGATCTTGTACTAAGACAACATTGTCTGCAGTCTGTGAATGTGTGGCTGATTGAATAGTTAGCTGATGATCTTGGGTAAGTGCTATATTATCTGCAGTGTGAGAGTGTGTTGCAGACGCTATAACTAATTCTACTCCTGCTGAATCTGGTACTTCAAACTCCACCCAAGATACAGAAGATACGCTCTGAACACCAGATACCCAGTCATTAAATAATTTAATGCGGAGGTCTGAGTAATCAGTAATACTATCAGCCTCACCACTGCTTAGTGTGTATTCAGTTGTTGCATAACTGGCAGATAGAGAAACAGAAAAACTTGCTTTCTGTGTTGCACCTTGATATAAATAGGCGGTAAGATTTACTACCGCAGACGAACTGTTCTTTTTAGCACGAACCCTAACAATATGCCCACTGGAACTAGACGGGTCTGTAACAGTTGAAAGACCCAGTTCACAAGTACCGTCTTCACGAGTTGGGCCTTGAATGTAATCTGTGTCACTATAGGTTATCTCGTCTACATTCTGATAAAGAGGTGCAGTTCCCCAACCGCCAGTAACAATATCACTATCGGGACGTGCATATTGAGCCATTTACAATTTCCTAGACTGCTGTAAGTCTCATAGCAGAACCTTCTACCTGTAAGAAATACCCTAGTCTTTCTGCAATCTCATACGGGACTCCCAAGTCTGCTTGCATATGTGTCATAAGCTGATTATTGTGTGTATCTAACCAGTTTCTGGCATTCTGTATATTAGATTCTAATTCACTAGACCAGTCTGAAACATGCCATACCACAGTTTCACCAGAACCACCAGCTACTTCAAGAGCAAGACCCATATTTGCAAGTATATTACAAAAATCCTGCACTATTCCCAAAGAAAATCCAGTACCAGTTGCTATTTGTTGATATGTTTTTCCAGGATTATTCTTTATCCAGCTTATAATTGTTGGTGCATTGGTTTCAAAATTTGATTGAAATGTTGGTGTAGAAATAAGTTTATAGTCTATCATAATATCCCTCTAAATAAAAAATAGGCAGGTACACATGTATACCTACCTATTTAATTATTAAATTGCAGTGTTGTTAAATACTAAATTTTTATTACCCTACATTATAATTATGTAGGATCAGCAATTTCGATATCCCATGTTGGGAAATCTACTGTATTTCCAGACGTAAGTGCTTGTGACGTACATGTAGTTACATAAAGAAGTTCTGTACCAGAATCTACAAGCGCAACATGAGTTGCAGTATCACTTGCATCAACCAGTACATCTGCTTTTGCACCAACCGCTACCTTACGACCATTTGTATCACCATCACCAACGGTAAAATCTGTACCAGTCATGGCAACATCTGCAAGAGCATAAGTTGTCACAGCCTCTGTAAGGTTTGTTGGTTCTGCACTACAAGCAGTCATTAAGTCAGCATTGTTTTTAATATAATTTAATGCCGCATCAAGAACTGTATTACTAACTGATTTTCCCATAATTCACTCCTACTTTGTACCAAGTTTAACTGCAGAGTATGAGATACTTGTTTGAACACTTGTGTTTACAAACACAGCCTCTGTTAGACCAGTATCGCCTCCGCTATCATCTTGGTTATACAAAGATTTCCTAAATGGGCCGAATGCCTTTATAGTTCCAGCAGAAACCGAACCACCCTGATCTGGAATTGCCAACCCATCAACTGTACCTGGCGTATTGATTGAAACTGTTACAGCACCACCAGAATCGTTTTTCACTAACAGGATAACATTCTCTCTTTCGTTCTGGAATGCGTGTCCGTCTGCTGTTGCCGCTGTAAAAGTAACTGCTGTCCCAGGTCTCGTTGTTGTTATTAAAGATAATTCTGCTCTTGCCATCTAAACCTCCGTAAAGAATAAAGTATTATCCCTCTGCAGGTACTTTATCTTTATTTAATTCTGCTTTTACTGCCGCCTCGATCAGATCAGAGATTGTTTCCAAGTCCATCTTGATACCCATCTTAGCAAGTTCTGCCTCTGCACGTTCAATAACCCATGCTTTCTTTGCCTGTGACTCATTTGACAGAATTCCAGCCAATCCAGATTGTTCAGCCGCAAGAACCAGTTGAGAAACTAAAGTAGATGCAAACGCATATTGCTCTGCAGGGATTTGAGCCTTAATCTTAATCCACCACGCACGAACAGCCACCCCAACATATGTTAAAACAACTGGAAGTAAAACAGTTATGATGATCTGAATAATAAGCTGTAAAACTTCGCCAATATCAAATGTGAATTCCATTTCTAACTCTCCTTATAAATTGGTGTGAGATATTTATTTCCATTATACGTAACAGCGCAATACTGAGAATTACCTATTCTAATCCACCTATTGCTGTTATCGTCTATACTCTCTAATTCTTCTACAATCGTATTACTTGGAAGTGTGCGAACAATACTAGATGATGTACTTGGCTTTGTTCTTACATTTAATCTGGTAAGTGTCTTCCAAAGATATGCATTAATGTAGTCTTGTTCTGGTTGTGGTTCTGGATCAGGGTCAGGGTCTGGATTCGGCATGGTTGCATTGAAAAAGGAATACATTTCCTCTAAAGTCCCATTGAATTTATTTACATCAACATGTCGTGAGCTAACCCCATAGTACGACCCAAGATAGTTCCCATCCGCACTGTATTGCCACAATTTCCAGCCAACACCTTGCCAATCTACTGGTATTGTTGGGTATAGAACACCGTAGTTAGCAACGTGAAGTGGGTAATTTTTCCAAAGCGATTTTCTAAGAATGTAATAGTTCCAGAAACCGGCAGATGTGTATATTATTGGAATGTGACCCCTATCAACACATTCCATCATACATCCATATACAACATCAGTTATTTTTTCTGGTGTTTGTTTATCGTGTACTTCTATATCAAGCACAATCCTATCTGCAGGATATGATTTCAATAAACCGAAAGCATAATTCATCTGTGATACTGCAGAATAGGATGGTTTTACAACATGATATGCCGAATACGGAAGTCCATACTGTCTAGCTTTTACATAATTTTCTTTATATGTGGCATCTTCATAATATGTACCAACAGATAACCTGTTAATTATGAATTTACTGCCCCTAGATATTGAGACTTCTGGTTGCCAGTCAGGATTCCATCTAGAAAAATCTAATCCTTCTGGTAGAGATTGGTTTCCCCCCATGATAATCCCCCCGAAATTATTCGTTATAGATTCTTAGGTACTGTGCCTCTACCCAACCAGCAACAAGATTAGTATTTGGATTTACCCTATCATCAATAAAGATAAAATTATCCTGAGCCTTGCCTTTAGGGCCTTCTATGATCTCGCCATTCAACACAAAATCATGTTCCCCATATGAGTTAGATGGTAATGGACGAACCTTAACTTTATTGTTATTCTTTCCAGTTGTATCTACAATGTATCTCTGCCTTGTTACAGGAGTACCACCACCATTACCACCAGAACTGCCCCCATCATCTGGAATTTCAACATAAACTTCACCAAACTCTTCCCCCAAATCAATTTGGAGTGAGAACTGAACGCCCTCATTTTTCAACCCTACTAGAAAATCTAACCAACTTTGTAATCTTTCTTCCATATTATCCTCCCTATGGTGTTCCAAAATGTTCTATTATCCTAGGCAATATGTCCAGTAAAAACCAGACAAGAAACGCTAATCCTAGGTATTCCACCTTATCAAAAAACCACTCTTTACTAAGTGATTTAGCCTTTTTATCAACTGGTTCACTATTACTATTAGTTGATGCGCTCGTTCTCTCTACTTCCTTTACACATAACTTTAGTTCAGCAATGTCCTCACTCATTACTGTCATACTGTTTTGTAGAGTAACAACCTGAGTTACTAAACCTGGACTTCCGTTGAACCCCCTAACTGTTTTATTAAGGCTATCAACGTCTCTTGCTATGTTATCTATCTTATCTGTAACATGATCTTGCCCATCATTGAGTTTTTGTAGCTCAATTAGGATTTTAGTATCATCCATTATAATGCCTCACCCTTAAGTATTAGTTAAATACTTCAAACGGGCAAAGCATATTTATGTAGTGTTACTCTTCCTCTATGGTTGATTCATCAACTGGTTTTGAAAGCATACTTTCAATAAGATCGTACAGATTAAGAACAGGCGTTACTCTTACTGCCGGTATAGACCTCTTATCAAACTCTTCTGCTATTAAACCTTTCAGGAATTCGAGTTCATAACCAGATAGTGATGCCTTTACCATCTTCTTAAGGTCTTTTTCTGATACTTCTGGATAACTTTCTAGATCAAATTCTTCAATGATAGCACTTACATATCTACCTTCTGTAAGATTATACCCTCTATTTTCTTTTGCCAATAACCACGATACCTGCAGTACCTGAATTACAGGTAGCTCAAATTCATACTCAGATGAAAGTCTCTTGCTCACTCTATTGCGTGTCATAACACCCTCCACAAAATAAATTAACCTATCTATTTTACCACACTTTTATGATTTTGTCAATGTCCAACTGCTCACGTATATTGCATGTTTCATTATTAACAATAGTGATAACATTACCCATGTCATGTATCTGACCAGAATATACTTCTATAATATCATCATATGATGAATAGTGTAGCTGATAATCACCATTTATTACATCACCTGAAAGAAATAACCAGCCCTTAACATTCTCTAAATACCACGCATCAATTGAAAGTTCGTATTCACCGTTCTGATTGGTGCAGTCTGCAGGATCATTTGCCAGATCAAGAAGTACAGCACAATTATATTTTAGATCATAATTAGTACACCAAACCTCAGCCAATCTCACTATAGTATTAGCCTTTGGGTTTCCATCAGCATCAACAAGTTTACCAACAACACGTGCTGGAACAAATGACAGAGGAACTTTATTGTGGATCAAAGGCAGGTATGTTTTTTCAGCACCTGTATTAGGTGATAGGGATACCAAGAAAAAACACAGAAAGAACACAGTCACATATAAAATTTTTCTCATCACAAAACTCCATTAGATAAACCATCCCAATATCCATATATAGACATTACATGTTGCACCCGCTACATTTACATATATATTTGTATTATCTAGGGTGATAATACCGTTACCACCAGATGGAACACTTGTACTTGATGCAGGTGCAAACAACGTCATTTGATACTTATCTGTACTATTTCCTACAGAAACACTAGCACCAGCAGTCGCACTTTCTACTCTCATTCTTATTTGAATAGCCTTAGCATATGATGGAACTGTAATTGTCCATGTTGATGTCAGGCTTACTGTAGATTCTCCCGTAGACTTACTGTCACCATCCCAAGAAGTATGTACGGATTTCGTTGTTAGTGCATAGTAGGCGTATACGTCATACTCAGTCCCACCAAAACCAGCAGGCATACTCACAAGGTTTCCAGTGTAAAGAACACTCCCTTCATCAGGTGCTGTAGAACTTCCAACAGAAAGACCGCCATTTCTTACATAGAAATCACCATAATTTATACCAACATCGTTGTACATCTCAATAGATGTTTGATCCAAAAGAATAGATGAATAGTATGTTATCTTTTTTACTGAGACCTGATCAAAGTAAATTCCTACAGTTCCAGAATAACCACTTGCTACCCTCAGACGAAGTTCTGCAGATGTTGTTCCTGATGGGCATGGTGGGGTTACTACATGAACATACCTCCATCTTCCTGTAGGCTGTATAGGAAGATAATTTATAACACCAGATACACCAGCACCATAAGAATATACAGATATTGTACCATGATCAAGTGATGTTCCAGTAAGTGATGTTCTGTAGTAAAAAGTTATTATGAACCTATCACCAGTAGTTGCTGTGATAGAGTTTGATTTAGCAACAATGTCCGATATACCAAGATCATATGATGCTGTGAGATACATAGAATAATCACCAACCTTAGAAACACTGGATTGTGTATAAGACGTATCTCCTGTCTCTGTGAATGTCCATCCTGTAAGACCAGATTCAAATGTGCCATTTGTTATTTGTTCAGTACCATACTCGCCACGATCAAACCAGAACCTACTAACAACATCACCATCAACAGCATCTGAATTATAATCCATATAGATACCGCCGATTGGATCAGAATCTATCTCAGTAACTAACCCCTCAAACACTCTACCAGGGGTAGTTATGGTTTCTCCTAGATGATCAAATTTTAATGTCCCTTCTCCAACTGATAGACTACCGTCTGTATCAATATATGCTTTTACTACAGTACCAGACGTGTCTCCTCTAAACTGAAGTTGTTTAGTTGTTACATTCCAGTACATATTTCCTTGATCCGTTGCAACCTGACCAAATATAGCATTTCCAGAGGTATCTAATTTTATTACTTCTGTGCTGTTACCATATAAGCTAAGACCAGATGATGAAACCTTAACATACTCTGCAGACCCACCAACATAAACATCAGTGCCATCCCAAGCAAACCTTATTCCTGATGGGTTTCCAACACGGAACTTGAACGCACCACTATCTTTACCCATCCATATACCAGAACCACTGCTATATGATGTAGGTGCTGTAGAACCTATGCTAAAATAAGGCGTTGATGGTTCTAATAAGATAGTGTTGTTAGACCCATCATTTATTTTTAGTGGCATGTTGTGAATTTCTGCACTCTGGTCTGATAGAAGTATCCACGTATCAGTAGCACCTGTACCCTGACCTGCCCACAAACCATACTCTAGATCAATACCAGAGATACCATCAAGATTACCCTCTCTCAAATGTGTTGTCCAGTTAGCAGGGTTGTATGGATTTGTTTCCCACGTTTTTACCTGAGAATAAGGCGATCCTGCAGAATCAAGAACAGTTATTTCTACAACACCCCTACTTCCAGAACTTGGTTGACCATAATCCAATACAAGACTTCCGCTATTTACTGTAAGACCATAACCAGATTCAGAGTAAACAGCCTCAAATAACCATGATTGCTCACCACCAGTCAAGTCTGTATAATTACTTACAGACCCCCAAGCATTTACCATGATAAGACCGCCACCTGATGTATCAATTACACGTAACTCAACAAAGTCATTAGCAGAAAATACCTGTGTACCCTCTAATCCTTCCAAGTCCTGCAGATAAATTGTACTTCCTTTACCTAGATTACCATCTACAGTCAATACTGGTATGGCTGTTGTTGGGTAAATATCAGTTTCATCATTTCCAGAATCATAGTATGTGCTTTCGACAGTATATGATCCATCATTACCAGTAGAGTAGTTTATGTAAATTGTATCAGACACGCTAAACTTAGCAGTATGGTTTCCATCTATGCTGAAATAGTGGTGGAAAGATATAGTCCCATCGACTGTTGCATCTGTTATATCACCAGAAACAAATATTCTTGTATTTGGATCAACATAAGATGTAGATGCTACCGTCCAAATACCGTCATTTCCAGTTGATCCTGCTACTGTGAACTTATCCCCAACCGCTATTTCTGATGTATGATCACCAGATATAGAAAAATACTCAGAGCCTGTATCAACAGCAACTATGCTTACTCCTGTAAGACTGCTAGAAATACCTACTATCTCAGTACCAAATGGTACGGTAAATGATCTTGATAATTTAGCACGTGATTTTGTTACAATAATAGCACCAACAAGAGATTCGTATACCTCTGCAATGAATGCTTTTGTCACTATTTCATCTGAATATAGACTTCTAAAGTCTGCAGAACCATCATACCCGATTGCCCATCCAGTAGTCTGTGATACATAATTAGATGTTTCAATGTCTATATCATTTAAAGTCATGTCACCGTATGCAAAGTGAATATCACCACCACCAGAATATATTGCATAAGTAAAACCGCTTGCATTTCTCTGGTCTTCTATTTGAATAGCGTAATTATTAACTACACCAGTTGCTGGTTGTGCTACAAATAAACCACGCCTGTATTCTACAGAACCCCCACTTGGTAGGAATGATCCACCAACAAAGAAACCATACCAATTGCTAATCTCTCCACTTGAATACAAGTATGCATTAGTTTGAACTCCTATTGCACTTGTTAAAGTAGACCCCGTACTATGGAATACTGATATTTCGCCACCAACAAGACCAACACTTGAGCTTGATGTGTCTTGAAAATATGCCTGTGCATATAATGCTGTTAGACTATATGCATCTTGATGATCTGTAGAGTATGCAAATATATGCTCACCGTAAACATGTACAGCACTAGCACCAGACCCCTCCCTAACAATATATAAACCTGTGTATTCTGATGGGCTACCAACAATAGCAACATTATCCCCAAATTTAACATATCCGTTATTTGTTAGTATCGCATAGTTATCGACACCTTTTGTTAATGAGCTAACATATAAACCATATTGAGCACCAGATATAGAGAAACTTGAATCTTGTACAAGAACACCAAACCTATTACCTAAAATCGTACTGCTATACTGATCATATCCAGCACCAGCAACTATATCATATACATTACTTATATCTCCTGTACTATACGAGTATGTTTCACTTACGAGATTATAAATAGCACCAGTATGGTTATATGTCGTATTGTGTACATAACGTGCAAGCAGGTTAGTCATCGTCAAACTGTTATTAGACGCTGTTTGAGCTTGTTCTAAAAGAAATAAACCACTTCCATAATATGTAGCAACGTCTGATATAACCGCTTGACTATATATACCACCAACTCCTACCCCAGGTGATGTTTTTGATTGTACAGCATATAGTTTATAGTATGCGCTTGGAGAATTTCCAAGACCCAACTCCTCTAAACGAAGTCTACCATCCGTATCACTCTTTAATATTTGAGAAGATGCGCCAGGACTGCTTGATGGTGTCAACAAACCTAAAGTATTAGTGCCAGTTAATCCAACAAGTTGCTGTGTAGACCCTGTTACAGTATGGTCTGATGAGCTTGTAATACCGTGTGATCTGCTGTGGTGGGCATCTGCATTACTTGCATGTGCACCTATATCAACGCCATCTATTGTTATACCAGCATTTACAGATAGGTTTCCAGTCAGTGCCCTAGAACCATCAACAAGCAGAGCATTAGGGTATACAGATGTTGGAAACTGAGCAGAACCATCTAGGGGTAACAGCGTACTTGCGGTAGGTGTTGATGATGCATCATACCCATCAACTGTATCTGCATTACCTATACCACCGCCTTCCGTTGTACCTAGATTATCAGCAACAACAGCCCTTGCATATAAAACATTTACTCTCCTATCAGACGATCCTATATTATAGGTACTCTCTGCACTAGGAAGTAAATGCCCACCAAAAGTGGTATCTTTGTCTCTCCTGACAAACCACCTGCTAAGTTGGTCAACAACCTGCTTATTGATATTCATTATTTCAATCCCCCACTCAAACCTAACCTGCTCATTAACACTTCAAACGAAAGATCATCTGTACCTATATCTATCTTAATTGTATTATTTTTAACATCATAGTCTGTAGAAAATATAAACCCGTTCAAAGGTACGCTCGATTCAGAACTAAGATAATTTGCCTGAGAACTAAATAAATCAAGATCAGATAAGACAGCATTTTGTCCAGCACGTATTTTGTACACATAGTCCCTAGAACCAGACCCGTTCCTAACATAACCACCAAGTGTTATAGATACAACACGTCTAGGATTTTTATACTTTTCGAGTGCTGTATCTCTCAAATCTTCCGCTAATGCAAGACCGCCTGGCGTATCGCCATTATCTATCAAACCCTCTCTTACCCCGTATCTTACCTGTGATGCATAGTTATTGGCAGGTTCTGTAACACTTATACCATCATTGGCATTATCATATACAGCGAATACTCTATTAAACACATCGTTAAGTGAGACTTCCATACCAATAGAATCATTTGTCAATAATTTAACATCGAGATACCAATCAGGGTTGACTGATGTTTGCTCAACTACGATCTGTGGAATTCTTGTTGTATATATTACAAGGTATGCTGGAAGAAAGTAAGTATTACTAAAACCAAACTTCAATGTATCAACCACAGCATCCGATACTTTTACCTGAGAAAAGTCCATATCTACATCTATTCTTGAATCAAAGTTTCCAGAGTATACTGGTTTTCCCCAAGAGGGTACTAGATCACAAGCATCCTGAATAATATCTCTGGCATAGGGATACATATTTTCACGTGTACTTGGGCTGTTATGTGCAGTTCCAGTCCAATCATACCCATCACCAAGATCGCCATCTAGGTAAGAGCTTATATCTTCTCCCTCAAACTGCACAGCATCCACGTAGAAATACCCCTGCTTACTGTCACCTTTTACTGTAAGTTTTAATATGACACTTTGAATACCAGTTTCAGATTGTTCTATGTATACAGAGTATCTTATCCACTGTGAATCAGACATAGCAGATAAACTCTTTGAAGACGACTTTAATTCACTACCACCTCCACCAGTTCCATCTTTTTGAATGATATATATCTGAGGCGTTGTCTCTATGTTGCCATTTTTGGCATATAAAGAGAATGTAAATGAAGTTCCTGTCGTATTTATTGTGGTATAAAACTCTAATTCATCACCAGAACTTGATGGTTGTGTAGCTTTTAAGCTATCATATCCGTAGAATGCCTGTGATGAATCCTGTGCAACAGTTCCCTCCCCATTATGTGTCCATGAATCGGTTACGTTATTCTCGAAACTAGGATTATTTATATAGTTTGTTTTTGCAGGATCAGCAAGATAGATAAGGTCATCAAACACATTAGCCCCATCTTCATAATATCCAGAGCATTCAGTTGCCAATAATCCTTTCTGATTTGACAGGCTTGTGATCCTTCCCTCAAAACACCTGAAACCAAACATGTCAACAACAACAACCGATTTACCTAAATAAGAACTAAACATCTCAAGTCTGTCTGATGCAGAACCGTATATATCAAAGCTACATGCTGAATAACCACCGTGTACTTTAGTTGAAAAACTAACGGTATCTGAGACATCATGTGATCCAGTAGAAACCTTCTCTGTTATATCATCATAAATGAGAGCATAAAATTTCATAATGTTATTCCGCTAAAGTCTCATAAGTTGGGACAGCATACAATTTTACAGTAAATTCCCTCCCTCTCTCAACTGTCCCATGATTCTCATAACCACAACTATGGAAATATAATCTCTGTGTAGTTGCTGGTTCTAGGAATATTGGTGACATGAGAGGGACAATGTTTGATACATACCCACCAGTACGCAAATAATATGCCAGTCCCTGCCAATAATCATCAATAAATATACCAGTATTTGTACTTCCTACCTGTGTTTTATTTGTTAGTATTCTTACCCCATTGTTAGCTGGCATGAGTTCTAGATAATCAACGTATGTGTTATAACCAACACCCCCGTTTGGGCTACCATTCAAACCAAATCCCATCTTTAATGATTCTATATTCCCTGCCTGATAAATATCTTTGTCGCCAGGCGGTAGAGTAACTATCCCTAGAGGCAACATATAGTAATTTGCTGATGAAATCCAATCGTAATTAATAACATGATCCCAATAACTTGAATACCCTAAAGCAAATCTATAAGCAACACTGGTGCTAAATTTTTGAGAAGTTGAGTGAAGTAATGCAAGAAATGTACCTATCTGATTTGGTAAGTCCCAACCAAACACAATTTCTTGTGAATAAAATCCATCATCCCCATCTATCGGTATCTGGAAATATTTTCTTGTTGTCTTGGCTGAATTATAGTTTGCATAGTCATCCGTTACAAGTGAGCCTATACCACCAATTAAGTCTGTACCATCTTGAACATCAAAGATTGTTAGTTTTGATGTATCCCCAATTTGATGGGTAATGTACATGGTATTCCATAAAGAGTAAGTTGATCCACTTTGTAGGTATAATTTAATAATGTAAGGACTTGAACCAGGAACTTGTGTACTTGCTATTTGCACCCAATTACTGTTACCCGTATCATTACCAGCATTCTCTATCCCAACACCACCTGTCTTTGCTGATTCATAGGCTGTTGATAGCTGTAACTCATTTGTTACTGCAGAGTATATTGAAAGACCGTATCCAACAGCACTCAGATATAGTTTTATTTTCAAATCAGGTATTACATAATCACCTCCTATGTTCCTATGTATCTTTTCCACAGATAGAATGTCATCTGGCTGTTCAATAAAATCTGCACCAAACACCTCGAAATAGGTTACATTTGTTGCACCAGACCATGCATACGATAACTGACCTCTTCTACCCTGCTCTATGAACTCACGTCTATGAATACTATTTATTATCCTCTGTAATTTCTGTAACGATGAAATACAGTTTGATCTTGTTGTACCGTGAATAGAGAATTTTATAGTTGATTCTCTATAAGACGCTGGTGAATTAAGTGGTATGTAAAAACCTTCACGAATAGGTGCTAGTGTTCTCTTATTTGATGGAGTGCCTATATCAAACCCACCATCCATTACTTTGAAAGTAGTGCTGTCTAAGAAATCAATAGTCTCGCTGTTATTTGTTAGTGATAATGTAAATAATGCCATGTTATCTCCAAATTAGAAACTCGTATACCCACCAAACTTTGTTGCTTTATATACATCGTGCGCCAAAGCATCCTTTATTTTCTCTACCATCAGATCAATATCTGCAGAATCAGACACAATCGGATTATCTATGATGATAGTTGGACTCATAACTCCGTTGTTTGTTTCATAGAAACTAGCCGCATCGTATGCAAATGCATTAGCGTCCATAACACCAGCAACACCCTGAACAAAACCTTCTCCAAAGTATGTACCTATTTCCTCAGCAACTTTTGATGGGGAACTGATACTCAAACCCTTAGCAAGTTGTGTCAAATATTCTGCAAATGGGGATGGTGCTCTACCTGCTATTGCAAGAAGTATTGTACGGATACCTTCAACAAATCCAGAACCAAGTGCTATACCCATCTGCCTCATAGCACCTTTACCGCTTGCTGTCATCCCTTGGATAGCAGTATTTATAGCACCACTTGCACTAGCAAATACAGAACCCACTTTAGATAAAATACCCTCTTCCAAACCAAGCATCAAATCAATACCCATAGCAGAAAATACTTCTGATGGAGATTTAATGCCAAATTTCTCTTTAGCCATATCAATTATCTGCTGTGATGCATCTTTAATTGCTGTAGTTCCAGCATCACTTGTTGATATACCAGTACCAATACCAGTCATAATATCTTGGCCGACAGTAGATGCGTTATTTTCTGCATCACCAAACATGGCTGTAATAAAAGGACTTGTTTCCACACCATCTTTCGGTTCAGCCAAAAATCCAAATAACCCATCTATTGCGCTGGTTGCCCACTCCTCAAAAGCATTCTTTGGTTCTCCAAATAATGTCTCGGCTATAGGAACTGATGATTTCTCTGTACTTACAAGACCCTCTTGTACAATACTAAGTGCGCTACTCCCAACCTTCTCTAGGTCTCCACCATCTCCTATTAGTATATCACTCCAAAAAGTTGCTGGAACTCCACCAGTCCCACCACTATATGCACCAGTAAAATCATATCCACCCATAGGGGGAGTAAATGGTTGAATATTTTCTTCAACGCCTGCGTTAAATCCGTCTGCAAGAAAAGTTCCAGCGTCTTCTCCCTTACTAAAGAACCCGACCAATTGTTCTTCTGACGGTGATAGTGACCAAAATGCATCCCACATCTTAGTTAAGTTAGACCAGTCTGCTGGTTGTCCTTTTAGTGCCCCAATAAATTGCGTTATAAGTTCGATAAGCATTGAGAAACCACCAATAGCCCTTCTAATACCACTACCAGCGGTTAATCCTATAATAAATGATATAATTTTAACTAATTTTCCACCAGCCTCTGCCCAACTACCTTCACCAGAATCTACAGAAAGAACGTCAATAAATCTTTTTATTGCACCAGAGAGTGCAATGAAATCAGTACCCTCCATTCCTTTATAAAAACCTGTTAAATAGGCTAATATATTCTCGAAAATCCCCTTTAGTAGATCAACTGGTATGTCAATTACTTTCTTAACCGTATCAACAAATTTTTGTATATTGTCTAACTGACTAGCACCACCACCAGCAAGTTCTTCTCCACGAAGTCCTATATTTCTCATGTGTGGACTTTCTGGCTTGCTAAGTTCTGTAAAGAATGCACTAACACCACCAAAAAATGTTTTAAGATTTTCCCAATAAACAGAAACCGTACTTGCAAATGTTGCTATCTTTCCTTTTATCTCTCCTGCTGTTTGCCCTATATTATATAGTTGTGTATAAAACTCATATAGTGGTTTACTATCTAATAGTTCTTTTATATTTTCTGCTGTTGTTCCCGTAGTCCAGTCAATGTTAGCAAACTCTTCTAGGGATTTCATATCAGTTCCTGAGAAACCATCCAAAAATCCTTGGAATGCCTCTTTAGCCTCCCCGATTCTTTCTTTGAATGATTCAAATGTACGACCTGCCTCATCTATCGCATTTCTAACATCACTCATCTCATCAGGATCAGGAAATGCAACACCACCTAGATCACCACCACCGCCTTGACTTTCTCCCAAACTCTTTATAATATCAGCAATTCTTTGGAATATATCTTCTTGATCAAGAAGAGCATCTAGCATAGCTTTTTGAAGTTCTACTTGCTCTTTAAGGTACTCTTCCTGACGTTCAAGCATCTCCTCTCTCATCTTTAATGAGCGTAATTCATCATCACGTGCTCTTTTCGCCTTTCTTATTTCTGATACCTTATACCCAACATCACCAGCCTGTGATATTCTTTTTATTGAATCCCTAAATTCCTGATCAATTTCTTTTCTTCTATTTTCTATATTGGCTAATTCTTGCTGTACTTTTTTATACTGTAGTTGGGTTACAAGTAAGTCCTTTAACTTACTTCCGTATTTTCCAGTACCCTTAACCATTTTATCAAGAAGATCATAAGCAATTTGACCAGTCTTATTAAATCTATCAACAACTTGTGAAATTATAACTCTTGCCTTTGCTAAGTTTCCAAGGGACTCTGCAAGAGGCATACCCTCTTTGCCCATAGTTAATATTTTTTCTATATATCCAGAGATATCTTTTAGTATGCCAAAATCTGCAAGCTCAAAACCTTTTAGGTAGGTTTCCATTAATGCAGTTCCCCACTTATTTATTCCTTTTAGTGGGCCTTCTTTAGGAGGAGAGTGTGATTCAAAGAATCCAGCAATCATTCTAGCAACCGTTGCTATCGCTGTTGCAATAAATTTAACAGCACCAGCAAGGAATCCCTGACCAAAGTTCCTTGCTAGGTTATTTCCCCACTGAGTAGCCTTACTTGCTATGTCTGTAAATACTTTTGCTATATCCGCACCAGTCTTTCCCAAAAACTTCATTAGGAGTAATATACCGCCTACGATTCCAACAGGAATTAGGAGTGCAAATTTACCAAGACCAGCTATTGTCATAATGAGACTGCCAATCCCCATTATAAGTTTAGGAACTAAACCAATTAATGTACCAAAACCCCATGCTATAAGTGATACAGCATGTATGATTTGACCAAAAAAGAACAACAATGGGCCGATAACTATAATTAATAGTGCTATACCAACAGCCAATAGTTTTGTCTTTGAATCCAGACTTTCAAACCATTTATTAAATTCCTGTACTGCGGGTATTAAAACACTTACAAGTTTATTTATTTGAGGAAGTAATGTTTCTCCAAGAGTTATCCCGACATCACTAATATTATTTTTTAGAACACCTAACTGATTCTTTGTTGATGTCATGGCTTTTTCATATTCTTCAAATAATGAGTTACCGTGTTCCCACTCACTATTTGCTCTTTGTAAGTTCTCCCTTACAAAGTTAACATTTGTTGCCATAGCCATAAGTGCCCTACCACCACGCAAATTACCGATTTCTATAAGCGTAGTCATAGCCTCTGAGTTAGAACCATACTCTTTAGCCGCCTCTGCAAGATCAAGAAATACCCCCACCTGATCTCTGTCTAACTGCTGTCTTGTTTTTTCTATTGTGTTGTATTTCTCTTGTAATCTAAGGGCACTTTGTAATTTATCAATTTTAGCCGCCATGTACAAAGATGCATTCTTTAAGGCAGTACCAGACTCTTCCTCAGACATACCCAAAGCAATCATGCTTGCAGATAAACCTGCCGCCTCAGCCGCTGATATCTTCATTTGGCTTGCCATTTGTGCCCACTTCAACATAGATGTAACGATTTCATCAGCACTAGCCGCTGTCTCATTTTCTAGCCTGTTGATCGTTGTTGCGAGAGCAGTTAAGTTTCTAACACCACCAGCAGAACTCAGATTATACCCAAAGGCATTACCAATCTTACCCATACTCTTAGCAACAGAATCTGCTGATAAATCAGTTGTTATTGTCATGGTATTGAACAAATCTACCAGATTCAATATATTATCAACACCACGAACACCTAACTGACCAACTTGCTCTGCCATAACAGCAAGTTCTGTATGTGACGTAGATGTATATTTAGCAAGTTCCCTAAGTCCGCTTTTTAGTTCATCTAGACCACTACCCCACCAAAGATTGGTTGTTTTACCTGTACGTACTAAAGCATCTTCAAAATCAATGGCTGTTGTTGTTGCCTTTGTTAGGAAACCAATTAATGGAAGAGACACAAAAAACATCATGGCTCTACCAGCGTTTGTTATACCCTGAGCAAGCATACGTACAGAATTAACAAGTGTCATGGTTGTATTATGTATGGTCATTAGACCCCTACCAAAACCTTGTATTAAAGAACCAGCACCTTTGAATGCTTGTTGTACAGCCCCACCAACAACCTTGAATCCAGCCACAACACCAGTAGTAATAGTTCCTAATGTACTTAGTGATTTAGAAAATTTGGTAATTCCAGCAACACTTGTGCCCCCAATACTAGCACCGCCTGCAGTTGATGGTTTTGCTGAAAGAGTTGATGCTACCGCCTGTGCCTGTGTATTTACTTTCTTAAGACCAGTTGATGCTGTAGATGTAGATGCTTGTGCACTAGAACCAACCTTTTCCATAGATTTTGAAACATTTGAAAGACTGGTATTTAATTGTTTTGATGCTGTATTAACACTACCTACAGATTTATGTACATCAGAATATATTTTACCCTGAGTTTCCATTTTAGTATTCAGGGTATTGGCACGTCTGCTTATACTTGTAATAGATGCACCAGTTTCCTTAAACTTCTGTTGGTTTGTTTCTAATTTTGCATTAAGGGAATCAATACGTGTCTCTATCTTTTTAAGGGACTTATCAACACTAGTTCCCATAGAAGATATAGACTTAGATATTTTCTGTACAATAGCAGGTAAGTTTTCTAAGGCACTTGCAAGTTGCTCTAATGCTTGTATAGCATCACTAGCATCACCTTCAATTCTAAAGATTTCCTGTTCAGCCATTAAGGTTACTCCCTCATAATCTTAGCATCTTCATATAGGCTAAGGTTTGCTTGATCTCCTGCATCCAGCATTACGACTACTTCTCCAGGTTTCACCTTATCTCGTAGATGTGCCAGCTTGCTACGAGCACGACCACTGTACTGCCAAGGTGCTATGCTTTCTATTGCTTTCTGCACTCTTCCAGAGTGGTTTCTTTGCGAACTTGCATGTCTTTTGTCCCAAGGTGTTTGTGCTAATGGGACGATAGAGAAGAGCATACTGAAAAATTCTGCTTTATCTTCTCTTATTAATTTCCAAGTTTCCCATAACCATTCAAGACCATACTCTTCAACATGGTCTATTATTTGATCATCTAACCATCCGTAGGCTCTTCTGATGTCATGGAAGATTCTTCCTTTGAGTTCTCCGTAGGCTCTGTTGATGCTAACCCTGGTAAAAAACGGTCAATAACTTTCTTGAATGATGGTTGACCCTCATATGTTTGTACTGCAATATCAATTAACTGAGCAATATCAAAATTCTCCTCAGCCTCAGAATATGTACAACCAGAGATAATAATGAACAGATCAATAAGAGCATCACTGCTTAAACCACCAACAATATTTAGCAGGAACTGCATACCGTTAGCCATATCAGCAGTTCCAACTTCCTGTGCCGCTGGAAGACCATACAATTTAATCCAGCGTGCAATACCGGCAACTTGGTCAGCCTGTGCTCTTCCTCTTTTAATTAGGGGATATTCAGAATCACCAACAACGATTACATTTTTCTTTTCTTCCACTGCAACAACCTCTTCTGTCATGTCTCACACTCCAAAAATATATGTGACCTAACACCCAATAACTAAGTCATCAGGTGTTAGGTGTTTAACTGATAATTACTTTTAGTAATTATGAAGTAACTCTTGTTAATTCGCCAAGACCTTCAAAGTCTACGTTCAATGTTGCAAAGTCTTCTGTTCCTGTAGAACGATCAACGGAAGTCAGGATCACCTGTCCCTTCCAATACTTAGTAGGTGCACGATCATAGCTGTCATAAAACTTAATATAAACAGCCTCACCAGCTACTACTGTATCGTAGATATCATCATTTGCATCATCATAATATCCACTTAATGACCCGTTCCAGTTCATCCATGTACGTGCTTTTCCAACCCACGCATCCGCCAGACTTGCTACAAAAACACGATGCTCGGCAATATCAACGTTGATGGTGATGCTAAATTCATTACGCTCTGTAAAGGCAGTGTAAGTAACATCATCCGTACTCCATTCAACTTTTGCATCAATTCCTACGATAGCCGCCATAATATGTTATCCTCCATAAAAGGTAAAAACTTCCACCTGTTCAGTTACTTCAAACGCTACGGTTTGATATATGATACGTACCCCTCTTTTTTACGTCCTTTTTCCCAACCAGATAGGAACTCATGATCAACATAATTATCAAGAACGTACAGAGTACCACCGCTTTTTAGAGATTGACACGCCCACCATAAGATTGTGTCAGATGAATTAGGATAATCATTCGCATCTTCCGTGATAACAGCATAATGCATCTTTCCCCTAACTCTTTCGTTGGCATTCCTAGCAAATCTAACAACCCTATCATAATCTAGGATCAGATAGTTCTTGAAAGGACTTCTAGGATTACCAATCCTTTCTGGTGGCTCTGTGAAAACCTTTGGGAGTTTCACGGTTTCTTCTTTCTCTTCAACCATAACTGGTTCTGGTTCAACTTCTACTGCTACTTCAATTGGTTCAAATTCATCAAATTCTGTCATTAGATTATCCTCCACGATCATCTATAATTTTTATAATAAAAGGCAGGAAATAAAAAGGTGTATCTTCAACAGAGACAGCCTCTGGTTTCCCTATCCAAGGAATTTTTACATATGGCGTGATGTCATCAATAGCATGGTTAGGTGTTGCAAATGTATAAAACAACTTATCAACCATCTCACTAAGTCTTTCTTCCATTGAGGTATCATCACCAGTATAACGTATCAACAAAGCACCATCCAATGTCCATATCCACATATGTTTTCTGAATGGTGGAAGTACCTCCTGCTCTCCTGTAGCAAACTCTACCCATAAACCGTACTCTAGTTCATTCCTATAGATATAGTCAGTGACATCAAACAGTGCTTTTCCTACAGCATCTGGTCTTATAGTCCCAAGAAAGAATGTTTTGAACCTGTCTATAATTGCATCATAACATGCTGTAAATCCTACTGCTTGTCCCATAATTACCCCTTATACCTATTTATTGTAATAGGCATACTCATTCCACCAGATTTTCTACCACTCAAAACATAATTAATAATTCCAGATTTTACATCTCTAGATGCATCACTTATCATAGACCTTATTTCTGGTTGTTTTGTCCTAATAACATAGGCAACATAATCAAATCTACCTTGCCCCTCTGGATAATATCTCCACCAATTAGCCCCCATAACTGGTGGATTTGGTTCTCTATTAGTTCCTTCTCTATCTAATGCACGATAAATTGCTGAGATAGCCGCAGTAAATTTATCCTCATCTCTTTTATATGGTCTTATCCTACGTTTCTGACTAGGGCTGATATAACTAACAGGTTTACTATCCCTGCCACTGCTTAACAACTCCCTTTGAGTACCAGTTGAAGTTCCAGAACCTGTCTTGAAATTATCAGGGTGTACTAGTGAAAGTCTCTTTGATATCGCCCACTCCCTAAGACTTGCTATTGATCCCTGTTCGCCTGGCTTGATCCCTTTCCTTATTTTTTCGTTAGCACCAGAACCATCTTCATATATAATATACTCAGCACGTCCTTTAGATGTACTTCCTTTCCTATAACGAACTGATGAATAAGACTTACCACTAGCACCTATTCCAGCAGGGTGTTTGGCAAGTGGTGCTCTTAATAGCTCTTTAAGTCTGTTTGCAACTTCTTTACCTGCAGTGGATGTTAGATCGTCAGCAACATCATCAGCATTTTTTAACGAGTTTGCAAGCGCACTTGCAGTCGGTAGAAGTCTTATCTTTATAATGTTACCCAAAGCTCATCACCTGTCTTTGTAAAGATTGTTTCATTATCATATCAAGATGGGAAACTAAACCAATATTCATGTTAGCGGTCTCTTCACCTGTGTTTGTATCTGGAATAGCAAACTTTGAACTTGTATCTGCACCTCTTCTCCTACGATAATTAAGGCACGCTATCACCATAAGTGTAGCAGTAAGTCTAACTCTTGCAGACACAGAACCACCAGATGTATAATCAATCTCTACATTATGAATTCCAACAGGAAATACACCAGATGATAGTTCAACATAATTCGGAAAAACCTCATAATCCGTTGCTGTCAAAGTCCCATCACTTATACGAACTGCAGACACGGATGTTATAACAGGTTGCTTAACAATTAGTATTGGTGTCCCATCACCATTATGTATCTCACCAGTTATTACCAAAGATGTACCTAAGTTAGGCGTTCCTATATAATCCCTGATCATTTGCTCAGAAATATCTGACCACATGTCCCTAAGTTCATCCTCTGGAACGGATGTCATAGCCATTACATCATCTTTTGTGCAAAGTTCCCATGCCATAATTATACTCCTGAGTACAAATGTGTACTAAAACTATATTCTACAATTGTATTGTAATAAAAAACGACAGGCTAGCCCCGAAAGAGGTAGCCTGTCGGTAAGTGTACAGGAGGAAGATTAAATTGTGTAAAACTACTCAGATTACGCTAATTTGGCGTGTCTGATCAGACTTACGAGATTTGGATGTACCAAACGTAGTGCATGGTAAGACTTTAGGAAGAAATCATAGCTGTCTTTTGTACGTGCTAGTTCCACGTAAGACAAAAGTTTACCAGTTTGCTGTCCCATATCGTCAACCATACCAACAAAGGCAGAACCACGTGCAGGATTGTAGTTAAGCAACAGAATATTCTGTTCGCCAGCCGCAAGAGGTTTCACTGCAATTTTGGTTTTAGTTCCATCATCAGTATAAGCCTCTACCACACCGTTTACTGTACCAGCACTGTCATATGTTTTTGCAGGGATAATGTCAAGTAATGTAAAATCACCTGTACCACCATCCTGTCTCCAAATCATATATGATTTAGCGTTAGTATCTGCAGTCCAAGTAAGGTTAGTTTTGTTATTTCCTGATCCAGCAGTTACACCACCAGATGCGGCAGAAACAACCTGCTCACCATACATAGTTACAGATGAGATTTTGTAATCATAATCACCATCTGCAAGAGAACCACCAGCCGCAATAGCATCAGCAAGGGTAGGTGATGTGCTTGTGCTCTGTGGCACAATGTAGTCACTTTCCCAAATCGGAATGTAGTCATAAGCTGACATAGCAATCTTACCATCAGCTAGTTCAACCTGTGTTAATGGAATCTGTACTTTTGTCTGCAGACCATCAACAACCTGTTTCATTTGAACACCCATCAGCCACAGACGTGGGTCTTGACGTGTTCTACGATAAGTTGTCTTGGCAATAGCAGAGTCAAGATCAGACAATTCAATTTTATTTCCACCAGCATCAACAACGTTAGTTGGTGCATATTTTAGAAGACGTGGAATTACGCCAGAATACTGATAAGCATCTCCCGTAAATCCAATATCATCTGCAATGCCCCACATCAGACCGTATTCAAATACATCAGCCATACCTTCAACAGCACCCATGATTTCAGTTTCAAGAGCGTCAATGTAAGCCTCAGTAACAGCCTGACCAAATCCAGTTACACCACCCCAAATACGGGCGATCTTCAACTGAACTGTGGCACGTGTGTACGTACCAGATTGCTGTGCCATAGGAGTAGTTTCACCCTCAAACCAACCCTGTGGGTGAGATGAACGCACGTTGTATTCGTGTGTTTTACCTTCTGCCTGAATCACGTCAAGGATTTCAACCAGAGGTTGAATCTTTAGTAATTCATCATGTAATACGCTGTCTAAATCTTCTGGAATCAACGCTGAACCAGATACAGATGTCAACAGTGCTTTCTTTAGTTCGCTAGGCATAATTGTTATACCCCCCTTTTAAATATTATTCTACATTAAATCTTGCTTTCAAGACATCACGGAGAGTCACCTTTGTTACGGGCACTTCATTCCCCAAATCAGTCTTTGGCTCGATAATTTCCGTTTCAGGCATAGCCCCTTTCTGGACATCTGGCTCTACTGCAACGTTCTCACCGACAATCAGTCCTTTATCTAACTCTTCATCAACTTCGCTAACATCTTGCGTGATCTCAGCCTCTGTGTCAGCCTCTTGAAGTCTATTTTCCAAGTCAGAAATTGCACCTTTCATCTCTGAGATTTCCTCAGATAGCCTTGAAATAGTCTCAGTAAGTGATTTTACCCACTCTGGAAACTCATCTTCTACAATAGTTTCTTCTGCAGAAGTGATATCCTTCTCTTCTACAACAGGCTCTTCTTTAATTTCATCAGCCTGACTATTGACTTCGCCATCAAGTTCCTTTTCAGTCTCTTCTACGGTATTTACATCTTCAAGAGTTTCCTCTTGGATAACAACCGTATCTTCAACATCAGGCTCGATGGCTTTTTCAGCAGAAGTTTCATCAGTTGTGATTGTTTCAACTAACTCTTCATCAGCAACATCTTCTACTGGAACAACCTCTTCTAATACCTTTTCTTCCTGATCCATAGGTTTATCCTCCATAATAGATTTTTGTTCGCACGCCTCAGAGCACATTTCATTTGCAACCGCAACTGCCTGATCCTGATCCATGCCTTCGTCAATTAACTCTGGTATCTTTCTAGAAACACAATCTTCTTTAGATTCATTTTCCTCTCTACAAGGTGATGACTTTTCTTCTTTTACAGGTTGTGTTTCCTCAGATTTTGTTTCTACAATAACGTTCCTTGATGATCCATACAAACTCTTAACATAAGAGAGCGCATCTTCACCAGTCATTGTTTTAAGTCTTGCATCGTAATTTGCAGGATGGTCAACCAGCGAAATCTCGGCAAGTTTATATCCATTTATAATCCAGCCCCCATCCTGAAGTTGATCAATATCTTTGAAATCAACTAAGATTCCAACGCTTAGTGCCTTCAAAAGACCGTTCTCAACATCCTCTATTACATCTGGTTTTGTAATATCAAATGCTACTTCATTCCATTCCAGACCATCATCCTCGCCTATTGCTCTTACAACACCGACTGGTTTAGGTTGGTGCATATATCTAATATTGCCCCACTGCCTGTAGTCTGGTATGGCTTTCATTGTAGCCTCTTTTGTAATAACATCACCAACAGCATCTTTCTGATCTGATGTAAAATAACCACGAACACTAAGACGTTTACCATCAGGGCTTTTCTCCCTATTGGTATCATTTAGTTTCATGTGAAAAAACTTAGCACGTGTTTCCATACTTTCTCCTAATAGGATGATGCGACTCCACGTGAGATATCAAGCAGTACAACAGCAAATTCGTCTCCGTAGATATCTCTTAAAGCATCTTCTGGTGCACCAAGAATAAGTTCTGCAGTAATCCCGACTTCACCACCACGATACTTTATTGATTCACCTAAACGCCTATCGTCCCATTTTTCATATAAAATTTTATTAGATGCATCGTCAATATAACCATCTATTGGGGTTTCTATCGCACCAGAAACCTGTCTCCTAACACTAACATTTGTAACAGTTGCTACCATAATATACCTCACATACTCCAATTATAATTGCTAGGCAAATGTAAACAATTATATATTCATTTCACGCTTTGCTTTTCCTATCTGACGTATCATACTTTTAGCCGCCTCTGCAGATATAACAGAAATTAACTGGTTTACTGCTTTAGTTACAGCGTCATTTGTATACCAAACTTTTGTATAATTACATCCAGAACAGATTATTTCTAAATTAGCCCCACGTGTTCTGATCTTGTTCCCATTAAATGGTTCTAATTCCCCACCTACAACCATTCCTAGGGTACTTCCACAATCAGGGCATCTCCACTCCACTTCCTGATTCACCATCATCTTCCTCCCCAAAGAAAGAACTGCTCGTAAATACACCAGAATTATCAGCCTTCACTTTAGTAACTACAGGCTCTTTCTTTTGACTTGTTTTCTTAGGTAAGGGTGCTTTTTTAGCTTTCTCTTCAACAACAAGAACACCCTCTAATTTTGCGATACCCTCAAAGGGATCACCGATTGTTACAACATATTCATACTCGCCTGGCTCTAGTTCTGGAAATTCAAATCTTACAATTTCCTTATGCCCATCAACAAATACTTCCTTTCTTGAAGATGCTAGCTGAAAAAATCCTTTTCCAGATTTGATACTTACACTAGCCCATAAATTTGTTGTTGTCTTTGGCGTGAATTTTTCCTCAAATATGTATTTTTCACCCTGCTTAACAACTATTTTATCCATAGAATTCTCCTACTGCATAAACTGCATTATCAAAAATATTTTTTATTTTCTCAGACGTAGATGATGTGCTTATCTGCTCTTCTATTAATTGAGCAACGTCATCTGGTATGCTCTCTGGATTGAATTTTCTACTTGGTTTTCCATCTCTCCTTAGAACAAAGTTTTTCCACGCACGTAATTCAGAGATTATTCTCTGAGCATCATCATGTTGATCACCCCTTACAGGGTCTTGATCAGAATCTGATGGCTCTCCAACATTACTTGGGGAATCTGGTTCATCCTCACGCCCCTCAGGAGGCGACCCCTGCTCTCCACCAGTTGGTTTTAAACCTTCCCTCTCATCTTCTCTTCTATCTTCCATATATATTTGAAGTTCGTCTGAGTAAAGATCACCAAGCTCATCTCTTCTAGGATCATCACCCCTGTTTCTTCTCATTTCATTTGGATTTAGAACACCCATAGCATAGTAACGCATATCAACCGTTGCCTGCTCTACAGCAGTTAGGAAATCAGGATGATCAAATTGGAACTGCCACCCACGAATACCAAACTCCCTAACATTTATCTGCTCATAAAAACCACCCTCTAATATCTTGAACATAGGTAGCATAGTTGTTTCATGAAATTCACGCCTATATTCCCTCATATTAGAATGTGATAACCCTTTTGTGATACCTAGTTTTACAGCACCAACACCAGAGATAGCCATCTCCTCTTCCATAGCATCATCCCTGCCCTCATGGTATGGTAATGATGACGGTAAATCTCTCATTTCGTGAACTTTTAGATCACCCTGCATAATAATAGGGTTTCTTCCTAAGTTAGCACTACCACGTTGCACAGCCTCCATTTGTCTCCTGAATGTATCAAAAGCATCATCATTAAGATCGCTTGCAACCTGATAAATTACCTCTGGTTTGTCCCTGTTCTTTAAATACTCACGTGCGCCTGTCTGCAGATAAAGATCAAGTGGTATTGTAAACTCAGTCAACGCCTCTATATCAGTACCGCCTAATGGGTTTCCATCCCAAGATGGTGTAGTTATAAAGATAATATCCATAGGGTTTTGAAACTCTACCCTATCCCTTGGATTACTTGATGGGTATTGAATAAATGCTGGCTGACCCGATCTGAAATATCCATTTGAATCTACGTTTGGAACAATAAGACCAGGTAGGTGGTACATGCCAAGTGCTCTTTTTGTGCTTTTATCTCTTATAACGTGATAAGCAACCTGACCAAAATACCTTAGATATTGTACGCCTATCATAAGATTGAAAGAGATATCACGATAGTCTCTGATATTTTTCCAATCTTTTGCATACGCACCTGTATAAAAATCCAGTAGTCTTTTCTTATGTAGTGGTGGTGCACTTCCTATATAATCGTCCTTCTTAACTATAGACCAATCAGTTCCCACAGCAGAACGACCAATAACAGACATGGATGCTCTTATGTACCCATGCTTTTTAATAACATCCATTAGTTCCCAAAATTCATTGAATTTTTGGATACTAGGAGTTAGATCATCTGTATAGAAAATTTGACCGCCTATAGATGTAATATCAACACCACGAACTACATCTACCCGACCACCAGAATATGCTTTTCCGATTCTGTGAATAGATGCCACAAACGTTCCTCCCGTACATGGAACAACACTGCTATGATCTACAATTAGGTATCGTTAATAAATGCGATGTTAAAGAAAAGAGACCCACATTTGTATCTGCAGGTCTCTAAGCGAAAGGAGGCGCATGTAACCACACTTGGTTACTGATTAATTATACCACATTAAGTATTATTTGTCAAGACTATTTCCACTCTCTCTCAAAATAGACAATATCTTCATAACAAATTATATGATGTTTGTCCAAATTCCGCACATAATAATCACCATACCAATTTGTTGCATACCCATAAGCTGGATACTTATCGCTCGATCTCCAATTCCTATCATCATTTATTCCCCACCATGTTACGTCTGTGCAGTTCCATAAATCAGCACATAGGTTATAGGCATCATTTATTATTACTGATTGGTTTTCAAAGTCTGTTTGATATATACCTGTCTCTTCATAACAGTTATCTGGACAGGCTGTTCTTACCTGAACATCTAATTCACTGATCCTTACACGCACGCCCATAAAACCTAATTCACGTGAAAAATCCATTATCTCATTCCACGCAACCGTCTTATCATACCAACCATCTATGTGCAGTTGGAAACCAACCCCATATAAATTTCCAGAACGTGCTAATTCCCTGATCCTGTTCTTCCATCCATCAGGAAGTCCATACTGACCAAACACGTCATTGTACCAGAAATTCTTATCTGGATATTTTGAGTGGGCATATTCAAAAACCTTACCTAAATAATCATATCCGAAATTCCATTTCGTATCCCTGTATGTACCGTACTCATTTATTAACTCATTAGCCAAATCCCAATCTGTTATTGTATTATCGTAATGCGATACTAATTTATCTATTCTTTCATACGCCATTTGTTCAATCTGGCTCTTTGAGAAATTACCATCCTCAAACCAGCTTGGGTTGAAAATATGCCAGAATATATTGTGACCGAATACTTTTTTATTCTCTTCAACTAATGAGTTTACGACATAGTCGCTCTTTGTAAAGTCCCAAACACCATAGGCTGGTTGTGTATATTCCATCTTCAAAGATACTTCTGGTGTTCCTATTGAGAAGTTGTTAACAAAATGCAACCAGTCATCAGCATTGTCAATAACACCCCTGTATACTGATGATCCATATAACTTATTACCACAACTAGCCTGATATGAATAAACATAATTAAGCACAAAAGGAAGATAAGTCATATGCTCATCTCCCTTTGATGTAGTAAATGTAATAAACATCAATAATAGAATAAAAAGATTTTTAAGTTTATACATAGTAGTCCCTAGTGGATTCGCACCACTGACCCCTGCGTTATCAGCACAGTGCTCTAACTCCTGAGCTAAGGGACTATATAACCAACTGAGCGTACCCAAGATTCTGTTTTATGTCTACATTTATCTTTGCACCCTACCCGACTATTATTGCACTGCTCACCTGCTAAGTCTGCTTGGGCTTGCACTCTCGGTAGTAAGACGGGTTTCCCCTCCTACCTTAAGCAGTAGTGTCTTGAAGTTCCTCTGTTTCCAGCGTAGACCCCTCTTGTTGGTTTAGCGTACCCTGATGGACTCGAACCATCGACACATCGGTTAACAGCCGATTGCTCTACCGACTGAGCTAAGGGCACATAAGTGATCTTAATATCTCTACAATAATATCTACTGTAAACCCGTTACCAATAGTCATATACCTTTGGTAATTACTTAGAGTATCAGTATACCCTTCTGGAAGTGTCTGCAATCTTTCTCTCTCTAGAAAATTTAATGCTCGATATGTCATGCTAACAGTATTTACAACAGCAGTTTGGGCTTGATTTCTATTGAGACCAGAACTTCCTTTATAATCACTTGCAAGAACAGATAATGATTTTTCTAACTCCCTTAAAAATCCATTCTTTCTAGAATATCCTATTGTTAACCACTCTTTATCCACATACTCATTAATCTGATAATAAAATTTATCCTGAATTTTGTGATGTGGTATGTGTGATTTGTCAAGAACAGAATCAAGATATATAAAACGGTCTTCTATAGATTTTATGTTTATGTTTGTCCAGTAATGTCTTTTCCTGCTTTGTGCAGATACTAGAGAAGAATCTAACATAACAGGAGTAACACCTAATTCATAACTTATGGCATATTCAACTGATTTATCCATTACCACATTTTCAAAAATAAAGTATTCTGGTTTTATTGATCTGAGTACATCAACGTATTTGAAAAACAGAACACTTCTAGGATCATCAAAATTTAGATACTTTCCAGCAGTAGAAAAACCCTGACATGGACTACCACCTATTAGTAAATCTATCTTTGGGAGTTTCCACGTTTTCCACTGGGCAACATCACCTAATTGTGTGGTATGTGGGTAATGTTTTGATACAACATCTACCGCAAATCTATTTATTTCGGATGAAAAATACTCAGTAACATGTATACCAGATCGTTCTAAAGCAACCTGCCCACAGGATATTCCATCGAATAAACTTAATACTTTCATTTTGTTTTAGCGGTCATGACGAGGCTCGAACTCGCACGTCTCTACCTTGACAGGGTAGTATGTTAACCTGTTACACCACATGACCTTTTAGTGTGATCGAGTGGGATCGAACCACTGACGCTTGGCTCTTCAGACCAACGCTCTACCGACTGAGCTACGATCACATATTTTTTATGCACATCCATATATTCTTTCTTGGTAGTATTCCTCTTCCATCAACTGGATAGCATCAGAGTATCCTTCCCAATTATCAACACCAGCATTCTGTAAACACTGTAAAAAAATCTGATCCTTCAACAGTGCCTGATACTCTTCTCTTGTAATAGTAACAAACTCCACACCATTTTCATTGGATATTTTCATCTTGTGACTCCTTTTCAAATCTCCAAATATGTACTTTTTTGACTTCATCATAATAATATAGCATTGATGTGTATCCATCTGTAAACTCAAAATCTTGTTTCAACACCAGTAATCGTAGAATAGGAAGTGATATACCAGCTTTTATTTTTAGTGGTGCACCACGATCCACTAATGTTGCAACAACAAATGTCTCTATAGATGCATATTTACCGATTGATTCCAGTATTTCTCTATCAGTTATTGTAATCTCCATGCTCTCTCCTAGTACCCGATAGAGGATTTGAACCCCTATCTCTTGGTTCGTAGCCAAGTATGTTTTCCCTTACACTAATCGGGCATAAGAACCATACCATAATTATTGATACGATCTGGTATAATAAGACCGTTTTTTAATACCAATTCATTATCTTTGAATGCAGAATAGTCTACATTATGATGCCATCTTCCATATCTCCAAACAATATCAACAATATCTGGATGCTGTTCTTTCAAACTCTCTGCAAATTTCCGTCTATCTAAATCATCTTTATAAATAGTGTCCGTATTTCCACCAGCCATAGTCATTGTTTTTACTTTATTCTGCAGAAAGCATTGAAACAATATTGTACAATACCCCATCTTAAGAAGTCTTATACTCAAATCTGTATCTTCGTTATACACTCCTCGCCATCTTATTGGTAAATCATTTTTTACAAGTATCGTAGAGTAAATTCTTGTATTTAATCTAAAAGGTGCTTTTTTTCTTCTAGCACCACCAGCAAATTGTCTATACTCAAAACCAGCCAAAGCAACATTTTTATATCTGTCGACAAAATCTTCTGATGCTCTAAATATAGAACCAGTCAAAACTTTGTGTCTTGTATTTCTGTTTAATCTTTCAAATCCTCTTATGTTATCATCTAGTATCCAATGGCGTTGTGCACCAATACTTATTGAATGTTCCCACACCCAATTACGTGCTGGTATTGATCCCTGCCCTAAATTACTGAATGGTAAAGTATAAATTTTATCTGGATCAATAACTTTTGAATAATTATCATATTCTTGTGGCTCTACAACAATATGATATGGTACTCCCATTTCTTCTAAAGACTTACTTGTAAGATTATTTTCCCACCTACCTTTTGATATTATATAGATAGGATAATTAGGTTTCATCTACATATACCATCTTAGTGGTTTTCTTTGGTAGTGGGAAAAAAACACCCTTTGTTTTCTTTGTTATTGAAAGACCAGTTACTTTATTAAACAGATCAATGTCCTCTTCTGTCTCAAAATTTATTACTACTCTTGCAACAGCCTCTTTATCTTCTTGAACAAACTCTGGCATATCTTTCCACTCTTTATATGGGTCTACCACTATACTTACTCCTATATTCTCTTTGGTAGTGTTAGTAAGATAACGCCTACATCAGAATGCTCTTCAACAGTACCATCATAAGGATAATTTCCTGCAACTAGTATTTTTATCTGCTCATGATCCCACTGCTGATACATTTTTATTATATCATCAGCAACACTTTCTACAACTTCTGGATGATAAAACGGTGATATTGAATCAACTAGTCTTTGTCTGATTATCATAGTAGGATCGAGGAGAATCGAACTCCTGCTACTGGTGTGAGAAACCAGTGTTCTTGCCTCTAAACTACGATCCTATAGGCGGTGGGACAAGGACTCGAACCCTGACCAAATGTTTTGGAGACACCCATCCTGCCATTAGACGATCCCACCACTATATACTAAACTGGACAACTATGTATTTCAGCGTTTGATATTATATTTGTTCTTTCACCATCACTGATAATACACGGTATACTATCCTCAAGTAAACTTTCTAATACTGAAAAGTATAATTCATCAAAATCTTCTGTCTCATCTGTAACTGTTATTATAATTACTTTTTCCATTTGCGTTTCCTTTCTATACTATTATAT